GAAGAATATCAAGATACTACTGGTGTTCCTACTGGAAAATTTTATGAATATATTGTTAAAGATATACTAGGATTAGAGAAAGCAAGCCTAAAGGTTGACAAATTAGGGTTCATTGAATTAAAATTAGGACAAGTGAGCGTTTATCTTAACACAGCTGAAGTAAGAGTAAATGTTAATGAACCGGCAAACACAAGTATCGCAGTTGATTTTATAGGAAATGTTGAGGTTAAGACAAACGGAATGGCAACAATTGATGGCAGCTTGATAAAAATAGGAGATAAGGCTTCTAGCCACGCTATCAAGGGAGAAGATTTGATTAGTTATCTGTACACACATACACACTCGCACCCGACAGGACCCACTGGCCCACCGATTACGCCACCGCCTTTTTCTTTGTTAGCTACAAAAACATTAGTTGAGTAAAGGAGAAAGCTAAAGTGCCAATTTTAGACGACATTTTTGTTGAAGGTCCTAGCTTGGAAGATACTTACATCCCCCTTTCTGGGGATCCGAGCAGATGGCCAAGCGAAACCTTAGAGAAACTTCTATCTGACTTCCCCTTTTTCAGGGAATCTGTCATCAAAACTAAAATAACTCACGCAGACGACAAAACCCATTCAATGTTGGGTTCTCACACCATAGTTTTCCCTAATGACCAGATTATTTTCCCAACTATTGTCAGGCAAGGTAAGCTTTCTCCATTTGATGTTTTTCTATACAACGGCCTTTACTACCCTGCTACTGAAACTAGGATCCGTCTGATCATTTCCGGAAGAGGTCTGGTCGAATCTACTACTAGTGAACCTGAAAAGTCTACTAGCCTTCTTGAAACTACCCAGACACCTGAGCTGATGACTGATCAGCCGACTGTCTACCAAAAGACATCATCTATTCTAGATAAGCTTGCTTTTACAGTTACTCCTGCTGCAAAAAGCAATCTACTTAAATATATTAGAAGTAACAAAGATCTAGTTTCATTAAGCAAATACCCAGAAGTAACAAAGGTATTCAAGAAACTTGTAGACTTACCAGTTTTAGACGATGACCAATATAATACAGCTCTTTCCGCACTTCTTCCTGTAGGAATTATTCAGATCAGGAAGAATACTGACGATACGTATACAGTTCTAACTAGCTCAGACAAAGCTTTTCATCCGGTTGAGCATAGCATGAGTGCAGAAGAACTTAATGCTTATCTAAACAGCTTTATGGAGACAAGCTGGCCAGTCATTGATTCAGTCAATAGGGGAGGGGAGATTACTGTTTCTATGATGGATAATTCAGGGTCGATGGCTGTGCTTAGAACTAAAATTGAAGACACACTAGAAGTAGTTGATCCTGGGACCTATGCTTGTAAGACTGATTCTGGTGCTTTTGTTAAAGGTAAAGTTATCCCTCTATTTGATTACTTGATGCAGCCACTTAATATGAATATATTTTACAATTCCTCTTTCTATTCTATTCAGGATAGATTCGCTGGAGAAAAGACAGAGGATTATGAAGTCCCTAAAGGAACTGAACCCTCGCCAGGCATGGTGGGAACATTCATACATAAAAGGAAGCCGATCGCGGTGATGCCCTTTACTATTACGTCTTCGCACATGAAGACGCTTTATGATGATGCTAAGGCTTACTACGTCAAAGGTGTTTCTCTGGATAACCGCCCGGTTGAATTTCGATTCTCTGATACGTTTAAGGGGTGGATTAAAACTTCTGCTCCAGGAGAAGGTTCAAATGTAGGATCATCCAGATTACTAGATGAAGCTCGAGAAAGGATCTTCTGCGTCTCTTCAGATGACTTTGTGTTCGTCAGCTTAAAGGATGCTGTCAATCTTTCCCGCTATGCAAATCAGTTTAGCAAAGAGGCAGCACTTCGTTATGGAGATAGATTGAAGATCAAGAGCGATGGCAGTCGCTTTGTGATGGAAAGCCATCAGCTAAGTAAGTTTGCTTCTGTCCCTTCGTTTTTGACTGGGAGAGGGACTAGAAAAACCTTTAATTTCAACGACATGGACTATAACGACGCTAAATTTTTCTTGGGTTCTGTCGGCTTTGATGTTCCCAGAACTGATGAGATCCTGAAAAAAGCTAAAGTTAATGGCAAGGTTGAACTCGTTAAGGTTAGCTTTCCTCAAACTATAGCTGAGCGTAAAGAAGAGCTTATCCCTAAAGTTAAAGCTACTCTGCAAGCTATCCCAGCAATCAAGGCTAGTTTTGTGAAGCAGGCAGCTATGACTAGGGATGAAGTTGCATTAGATCAGACTCTAGGACTTAATTTGGTAACCCCAGATAACATTATCTACTTTGTCAATGGAATTCCTGAAATGCAAAATACAGTGGAGAGACTAGCCTCCTTGCTCATATTCTCAAGGCTAGGGTTTAAAGATGTTCCTGAAAGAGCTATCAGAGACACTATGCTAGGATTGGAAAAGATATTATCAGTAGTTAAGATATTCAAAATTTATCTAGAACAGGATGATAAGGAATAAGATATGAACGAAGATAGAATTTATAAGCGAGCTTCTGACCTTCTCAAGAAAGAAGGAATGTCCCCCGTAATAACTTATAAGTTCTTGCGGCTACATAAAGGTTTGCCTAAAGCTAAAGCTGTTAAAAAGATGGTTCAGCTCGAAGGACCGACGACCAAAGCAGTCTATGGAGGTCAAAGAGCATCCGGTAAAGGTAGAATTAAGTCTTTGATCGAAGCTATCAAGTTCTAACCTATTTTTATGCTAACATATCCTAGTGTTCCTTACGAAACTTTTTTAAAGTATGCTATCTTTATTTATGGAGATAATAAAGAGGTTAACGATTTTTTAAGGGAAAGTTTCTTACCCCCGATTGAAGATGAGTTTATAGACGCTAGAAGAGAAGCTTTACTTAACACTACTAAAAAGAAAACAATTAGGGAATCTATAAAGGGTTCTTACATCCCCCCTAAAAACAGGACCACTTTTAATCACTTACTAAAGTGGCTAGTGGAAACTGGCCTTATCTTCCCATTTATTTATTTTCACCCCCAGGTTCTTCGTAGATATAAAGGGATTGAAGTTAAGGTTCTCAGGGAAGTTTTCTTACTAGCACTTCACCCTATGCTCAGGAGAGTCCACAACTGTGCTGTCTTCTTGAGGGAGAGCAGGGAGTTCCAGAATTGGTTCCCAATGAGGTGTTCTAGTCCAGCCTTCGAGTGGTATAGGTATATCTTTTTTAATCCTGAAATGGTAGAGACTGAGGGTGATTGGATCTACTACTTTAGAAAACTAGATAAGTCTGAAGCTAAACTGTATGATGCAGCTAAAAGGAATAATATAAAGTTTTGTATCTGGCTCCTTGGAGGGATACCTCAGATTAGTTTGGAAGAGCTCCAGGAAAACTTACAGTCTATCAGTTACTGGGGAACCCTGGAGAAAATGAGAACAGATTTTGTAGGTGGTGAGCCTGAAGATCGTGGTGATCCTGAAGCTAAGCGGTGGGCTAGAATCGGTATAGATACAATGAAAGCTTCTACTCCTAAAGCCTTACCCCCTCCTCATTTAGAGGATGAAGAATCATTTGAACAGGTTATTGACGCTGAAGAAATAAAGGATAGTGACATTCAGCAAGAAATACCGGTGTTCGAAGGTCCTCTAGAAGGAAGAAAGAAGAAAAACCAGGAGGAAGGGATACACCATTAACACCTCCTTTTCATGATTTCCAGAAGTCAGTTTGCTGAGAAGTTTCTTAAGCTGAGAGGAAAGCCATTCTCTCTAAAAGGATACGAATATTTACTTCCAGTCTATGAAGATAGAGTTAAGGGAAGAAGAATATTACTGAAGACAGCTCGGCAGATAGCAAAATGCTGCTCAGAAGATACCGAAGTAACGTTATCAAACGGAAACGTAGTTAAAATAAAAGATTTAAAGGCTGGTGATGGAGTTTGTTGCCTTAATAATTCTACACTAAAAGCAGAGGCGGGTAAGGTTTTAGAAATACATGAAAATGGTGTTCAAGAATGTTACAAAATCAAAACAAAATATTTAAGGAATGAATTAATTTGTACATTGAATCACCCACTAAAAACATTATATGGTTATAGGCTTTTAGCTCAGCTGAAACCAGGAGACTTTGTGGGAATTTCTAGGCGTTCACCCCACTCAAAGGGGTTAAAACTAACACTAGAATATAATTTAACAAAAAAGAAATTTAAGAATTATGTAGATTTTTTTAATGATTCATTTCTGACTAGTTTGCTCAATAGCGATATTCTGTGGGATCAGATAGAATCAATAGAACCAGTAGGTGAAAAGCAAACTTATAATCTAGAAACCTCCCACAAAAACTTTGTAGCTAATGGGGTTATTACACACAATTCACAGACTATCTGTAATGTTAGTCAAATTGACTGCTTTCAGATATCTAATTTCGATAATCTATATATTACTTTCACACAGAAACAGATGCTAGCCTTTGCTAGGCAGAAGATAGACCCACTTCTAGCGGAGAGTCGAAAAATTAGGGATTATTTCTTAGCTGGTCCTTATATTCGTGATAGCATCACAGATAAACGATACAGTAATAACTCCACTACATTCCTGCGTCACTGCTATTTAACGGCTGACTCTGTTCGTGGAATTAGTGCTGATCGTATTTGTGTAGACGAGTGCCAGCTTATACTTACTGATAACATTCCAATCATTGAGGAGTGTGTTTCCCATTCTAACTATAAGTGGATGTTGTATGCTGGAACTCCAACCTCGGAAGATTCCAGCTTAGAGGATTTATGGGATAATTCTACTCAGAATGAATGGTTGCTTAAATGTCCTCACTGCGGGAATTTCAACTATCAAGATATAGATATTATTAAAGAAGAGGGTTTGCAGTGCAGAAAATGCAAACGGATCATGGATAGAGACCAGCTCACAGGCCAATACTTTTGCTTTCAGCCTGATGCCCCGATTGTCAGCTATAGGTTCACTCAGCTTACAGTGCCCTGGATGACTCATGCTGAGATAATGTACAAGATTAAGAATTATTCAACTCAGAAGTTCTATAACGAAGTTTTAGCTTTACCTTTTAATGTTTCTGAGAAGGCTTTAAGCAAAGACGACATTTTGAAGAATATGACTAGTCACCCCAACACAGTTGAATTTGCTAAGAAATTTGCTCAGCTTCCATTGGTAGCGGGGATAGACTGGGGAGGGGGATCCGATAGTTACACTGTACTTTCAGTCGGCTATCACCAACATGGAGTAACTAAGATTATCTATTCTAAGAAGTTTATAGGTGCGGAAGCTGACCCAGTTTCACAAATAGATATCTTAGCTGACATTTGTGTGGAGCTTAAGGTTAGACTAGTTTTAGCTGACTTTGGTATGGGACTGACGAGTAATCCTCTCCTAGCTCAGAAACTAGCTAAATATGGAATAGGATTATATCCTATTATGTACACCGCCCAGAAAGAAACGTTAAGCTGGCAACCTATAGCAGTTAGATACCAAGCTAACAAGACGGTTAGCTTAGGCAGGTTGTTCTCTGATATGAAACAAGGTGGCAAGATAGAGTTCCCTAAGTATGAACCTGAGCTGTATAAAGACTTTCTCAATGTTAGGACTCAAAAACGATTGCTCAGCGGTTCTTCAGTGATATTCTACGACCACAGAAGAGACGAGCCAGATGACTTAGTGCAGTCTGTAAACTATGTTCATCTGGGTGCCCCCTTGATCCACCCTTATTTTCAATAAGGGCACTTGTCTTTTATATCTAATTCTATTAAACTTTCATCGTATACATAGTATCTTCATATGATAAGGAGTTTGTAATGGACCAGTTGTTAGACGGAGAGCTTAAAACATTCGGACCAGAACAGTTTGAAATTTGGGGTGTGCAAGCTACCGATGAGTTTCTCAAGAACGGGGTACCTCTAAAGGATACAATCAAGAAGATGGCTACTGAGAATTCACTTAACCCTAAGCAAATTGCTAGAATTGCTGAGGTAGCTAACAATGCAACCTTCCTCGCTTTATATAAGACATCACAGGACAAGACCGCAGAATTTCCGCTGGCTGACACTAGAGAGATTGTTACCGAGCTTAATCTTAAAGCATCTACAGATAACCCAGACAGACCAGCAGAATTCCTCCAGCCTTTACCTTCGATGACAAAGAAATCCTCAAAAGTTTCCAAGGTATTTAATGATTTCTTAACCATGGGTGACGTCACAAAGGAAGCCGCCGCCCCGGATGAAAGGGAAAAGGTAAGTGGTGAGATCGACCGATTGCGTCAGGAGATTGAGAACTCCAGGGACGCATATACAACTTCTATCTTCAAGCTAACCACTCTTAGGAAGGAAGCTAAGAATATGATGCAGAATCTTATTCTGAATGAACAGGCTTCTGCACCCGACTTAGTAGATGTGATGGATGAAACTATCCCTGAGCAGAAAGCTACAGGCATGCTGCTGCTTCAGGAAGTTGTAGACCGTCTTAAGAAGTCAGCTGCAGCTACGTCAGAAAACTTATTCAATCGCCACCCTGGAGTAACTGTAGTTAATGGTTCCCACCCTCTATTTGGGATAATTCAAACTATTGATCTAGAAGAGAACAAAGGCAGTAAAGCTTTAGTTGTAGGTGAGATGGCAGAAGAAAAGATTAGAGAGCTTAAGAAATCTCTAGTTAAATCTAACTTATAAAAGGAGAATAAGCAATGGATAAGTTGGCTAGAATGAACCTGCTAGGTATTGGCGAAGATGATTATAGTGATAGAATCTATAAGTCTGCAGCTAATAAGCTAGCTAAATTTGATGTTGAAAAGGTAGAAGATTACAGTGATTTGATAATCCCGACAAAACTGGAACCGGAAGCAAAGCAGCTAATCAAAAGAGAAATAGCAAAAAAGTACATTTTGAGACATCCGTGGGTAACAGGGATTCCCACATTAGGTCTTGCCCCCGTGATCCAGAAAGGTGTTTCTTCACAACGTATTGTTAAAGCATTAGCTAAGAGTCATCCAGAATTAATGGATGCGGTTGAAAGGGCCAAAGACAGGCAAACTCTAACGAATGCGGCTCTGGGTGCCGGGGTTCTTGCTGGTAGATAAATCGAAATAATGAACGAGGTAAGAGATACTCTAAATAAAGTTAGCTCAATGGGTGATGTAGCTTGGGGAGCTACTGAGAAAGCATGGAAAGGTACTAAGCTTCTAAGTAAAGGCTTGTGGAAAACTGGCCCACTTAACTTAATTTTTTTTGGTCCAGAAGCCTTTGCTAAAGCTAGTAAATCATGGAAAGCTTTTGGACCTTCAGCTAGTAAGACTACTAAGCTAATTAAACCTAAAGGATGGTAACAAAAATGCCAACAACCTTGACTGATGCCCAGTTAAATAAACTAATCTCACAGGGATCAAAATTCAGAAGATCGAATTTAGGTATTGCTATAGGTACTTTACTGGCATTGCCTACAGTTTACACTCTAGGAAAAGAGGTACACAAATCTATTACTATGCCTAGAAAAATAGAAAGATCCAGAGATAACATGATGTCATTTTACCCTCAGCTAAAGGAATACAGTAAGAAAGACGTTGACAAGTATTTCAATAGTTTAGCTGAGATTGCTCCTATGACAGCTACTAGCCCAGCTTTAGCTGGGGCTTTTGTCCAGAAGTCGCTGGAGGCAGGTGGGGTGGATACTAGGATGATGGCAGATGTTCTAGATGTGGAAAAAAGACGTGGAGAAACTACAGCCCCTAATGTGCAGAAAGCTTTTGGAGAATCAGTAGCAAAAACTGTAGCTGGTAGTGTTATTGGCTAATCAGCTAAGTAAGCCTTCATTATGGATGGAATTAGAAAAACAATCTACTATGATATAGTAGATAACTATGGAATTCACCTAGAAATAGTTAAACCTAGAGAAGGCATAGTCAAAATGGCTTCTGATATTTCAGACGAGTGTCTGAAACATATTAGCAAGCTGGAGAAAGCGGATACTGATATCACTTATGCCTTGACTAATGCTGTAGGAAGTGGTGAATACTGGGGATCAAACAAGAACGCCGACTACCTTATAGAAGGGGACTTAGCCGGTGGATCCCTAGACTTCGGCTACCAGACATTTCTAAAAGCTCATGTTTTTAGGGATCATCTAAACAAAGACCCGAAGTATAAAGTTGGGGATGTTCTCAAAGCATTCTGGAATCCTAGGATGCATAGAGTTGAGCTGCTAATCGGAATCTACAAACATAGAGCTCCAGAGATAGTGCAAAGACTAAATAACATGGAGACATCCAAGGAGCTGGTTGGTGTTAGTTTCGGACTCACAACTCCTTATGAGCAATGTTCCTATTGCGGTAATGTTAACACCACTAGGTCAACTAGATGCTATCATTTAAAATATGAGTTAAACAAAGTTTACTCAGACGGAAGCAAAGTACAAGCACTAACTTTCAAACCCCTTTTCTATGACATCAGCTTCGTGTGGAACAGGGCTAACAGTGAAGCTCTGGTTCTAGTTAAATTAGCTAGTGTCGAGCAGAAAGAAGCTATTGTAGAAAAAGAAGTTGTATCACAAAACCCGTCTGTATTAGCTATCTATAAAGATCTAGCTAGAAAGGTTGTGGGCAAGATCGTTCAGATTGAACCTGATCTTAGCCCTGATGAAATAACAGTTTTAGCTAAGAAGCCGTTGAAAAAAGTGATGGGCTCGCTGACGGCTATGGGTATTATTCTAAAGCCAGATGAGTTTAAAGCTTTAGTTTCCAAGAAGAAAAATGAGGCTAGTGACATAGCTAAATTCTCTATGGAAGATCTGGATAATGACATTTTTGATTTAATGCTGCCTCGCTTGCACGACCGTTCTTACTACAGACCGTTTGTGCTTAGCAGAGCAATCGAAAACCAGGATAAACTAAAGAAAACTGCATCTGTAGATCTTAATCAGGCAACCCCAGAATTATATAAAATTTATAGAGGACGAATAATCAAAGAGGCGAAATCTAAGAAAACATTTCCTTTATTAGCATTACTAATTGCTTTAGGAATAGGTGCGTATTACGGTAGGAAAACACTCAAGGAAGTTCCAGAACTAGGTAAATTCCCTCACTTTTTGGAGGCTGGTTCCATCAATCCTATCAGCACTGCTGACATCCACAACAAAGCAATGGCAGGCATTGTAGTTCCATCAATACCAGTCAAGTTTAACGAAAGATACAAAGACTTGGTTGCTGGTGTTCCAGCTGCTTATGTACTATCTGCATACAAAGGTCTTGACTTTTCTGACAAAGACGTACAAAATTTAGCTAAGAATAGCATGGTTTCTTCTGTATATGAAACAGAGGAGGCCGCAAAAACAGACGTGAGAATTATAGAGTCAATCTATAAGGAGGACACTAAATGAAATTTGAAGAGCTATTTGCAAAACTAGAAGAAGAGGATGTTCCTACTCCTTCTGACGACGACCTTAACAAGATGGCTCACCAGCTTCTGACTGAAAGCGTAGCTGATAAAGATGCGCCTGATAATTCAGGTATGGTGAAAAAGATTGCTTCAGCAGTCCTGGAAGAGCTAAAAAGAGCGGGTGTCGTGAAAAGCGCTACGGATATTAATGCAGGAATTCCTTCCAATGAAAATTCCCCTAATCCGCACCTTGAGAACCCGGTTGACGCACCCCCAGCGGTGGCACAGCCAACTAAGGCCCCTCAAACTGGTCTAGCTGATGCTATGCAGGATCCTACGCCAGCTAACGTGGCAGCTTCTTCAGCTGACCCTGCTCGGGCTGCAGCTACTTCTGCGGAAGTAACTATTGAAGACCCTGAAGAGGCCGAGCTGATTCAAAAGGAACTGGAAGTCGTAACTGATACGGCCTCCAGGCTGTTGCAGGATGGAATCACAGAAGATCCCGTGGCCGCTTTGGCCGCTGCTTCTCTAGCAGCAGTTGAGGATTCTTTGGACACGGACGAAAGTGAAGATGAAGCTGCAACTGATGCTATTGAAGAAACACTGGAAGCCCTTGTAAACAATGCCGCAGAAGAAGAAAAACTCAGTGAAATCATTGAATCTTATGGCAGAGTCCATGCACGTGATTTAGTGAAAGAATACCTGAGAAACAATCTATTAGACTAACAAAAAAAAGGTAAAGGAGAATAAACAATGAGTAATCTTATCAACAAACTAGCCGAAGAGATGCTTGAAGAGCAGCTAGAAGAAGCTCTTCTTGACAAGCTAGCTGATGAGCTTCTCGGCGATGACTTTGATGAAGATGAGCTGGAAGAGATCCTGGAGAAGGATGCTTCCGAGATGACTGATGAAGAAGTTGAGAAGTTGGCAGCGTGGGCTAGAGCTGGAAAAGCTTGGGGCTATGCCAAAAATCTCCCAGGAAGAGGCTGGGGAAAAGTTAAGGCTGGTGCAGGTAGAGGAAAAGCAGGAGTTCTAGCTGGCGGAAGATATGTGAAGGGACGAGCGGGTGCTCTATACGGAGGTATGTCTCCGCGTGAAAGACAAGCTGCTCTTGCGGCCTTAATCGCCGGTGGCGCACTACCGGGCGGTTATGCTCTCGGAAAACGCCGAGGCAGAAAAAGCTAAACGCCATTCTACGGCGGATTAAAGGAAGAGCTTAAGCTCTTCCTAATTGGAGGTTAAAAAAGGAGAGTAGATAATGAGTAATCTTATCAACAAACTAGCTGAAGAGATGCTCGAAGAAGCTTTGCTAGACAAGCTAGCTGATGAGCTTATTGAGGATGAGCTTCTTGATGATGTTCTTAAAGAAGCTAAAGTGCAAGCTCTTAAAAATCTTGCTACCAAAGCTTTTGGCACAGCTAAATCAAAAGTTATGCGAAGGAAAAAGGGTTGGGGTATAGCCAGAGGACTGGGTAAGTCTAGAGGCGAAGCTACTAGATGGGCATTTACAGCTAGAGAAAGAGCTCTAGGTAAAGGACTTGCCGCCGGTGGTATTGGTGCTGGTGGTTACACCCTTGGTCGTCGGAGCAACAAGAAGTAATAGTTATTCCTTAGGGAGGAACAATTTTCCTCCCTCAATTGGAGGCTAAAAAAAAATGGAAAAAGAAGATAGAATCTATAAAATAGCTAAAGAGCGTCTTATTAACAAAGAGGCTATGAGTGCTAGAGCAAAAGGTATCCTAGCTGGTCTGGGAATAACTGGGGGCTTAGCTGGTACTGGTTACGGTGGCTATAGATATGGACGAAAACGTGGTGCCGAAGTTGGAGTTAGAACTGGCAGAGTACAGGCTGCTAGTTATTTTGCTCCTTATTATGCATCTGCCTTAAGAGCTGCACAATATTGGAAGCAGAAAGCATTGCCCAAATCAAAAAGTACAAGCAAGTAGATTATATAGAGGGAAATAACTTTGAAAATAACCGATCTACTTAGAGAACAGCTTAGCAAACTTGATGGTGACGCTAAAAAAGACATAGAAAAAGAAGCTAGTAATAGTTCTACTAACCCAAGACTAGTATTAGCTTCACTTCTAGAAAAGACAGCTGAGCTAATGGAGAAAGGCTATGATAGATAAACAAGCAAGAGTGAATATCCTTAAGTCAGCTGGCTGGGTTCAAGGGGCTATAAGCGGGGGAAAGCGTCTGCTTAAGAAGAAAATTGGTGTTAGCCCGAGAACAGCTAAAGCACTGAAAAAAGACTACTTTCCTACGGTTACTAAGGCAGTTAATAAATTAAAGTCAAAGCCTAAGCCTCAAGCTAAGCCTAGAGCTAAGCCTAGAGCTAAGCCTAAGCCTAAAGCTGAGCCTCAAGCTGCCTCAACTACCACACCCACTAAGAAGAAAGTTCACCCATTTGCTTATAAGGCTATGACCGCTGGTCTAGTGGGGACAACTCCACTAGCTATCTATGGTGGAGTCCAGGCTAAGAAAAACATTAGTAAATCTAGACAGCAAAGAGCTGCCCTAAAACAATATACTGAGCAATTTAAAGCTCAACAGGGATGGGGCTAAAAAATGGATAACGTAGCAGGAATTTTGAAATACGCAGCTAAAGTTATTAGAGAGCAGGAGCAGAAGAATCAAGCCCTGCTAGAAACAATTGAAACTAAAGATAAGGAAGAGCAGTTTCGCAAATTGGCAAATGTAATGGCACAAAAGGGTTTGATAAGCTATGAGAATATTGATGATAAGATAGAGTCACTAATCAATTCTGGTAAGGATCCAATGATAGTTGAACAGGCTATTGAGCTAGCATTGACTAAGAAAGCATCGATTATTGAAGACACTTTTACTGATATCAAAACTAGTAAAGACCCACGTGCTAAAATACTACAAGTACTTCTAGACGAAGAGGATGAGGATTAAAACCATTAAGGAGGTCTAAGTGGCTAATTTTCAAGTAAGATATGGTTGTATCCTAGCTGAGTCTGAGATCGATACTACAGCTACTTTCGATGAAGGCACGACTCTGCAGCTCGACACTTCTACTGGTAAGTGGAAGCCAACTGTCGCGGCTACTGGGAAGTTCCGGATCGTTTACACTGGGTATCCGTCCACTCGGCCGGATGTGACTGATGTCGGTAAGATCAAGGCAGTTCTTGGTCCTGGGATCATTGAGACTGACGTAATTTCCGGAGCAGTTGGTGATTATACTTACGGTGATGAAGTGTCTGCTAAAGCCGGGATGATTACATCTCTTGATACGACAGCGATCGGATTTGTAGCTGATAAGAGTACTACTACTCTTACGATTCAGCTATACTAATACCAAAAAGAATGGTAAAATAGACAATTTTTTTTAAATAGTTAAATAGAAACTAGAAAAGAAAACGTAAAGGAGAAGGTAACATGAGTGATATGAATCTTGAGGGTCAGCGATTTAATCAATTATTCATTGAGAAAATCCAGACTGCAGATGGACTAACTAAGGTTGCTAACGCAATGAATTCGTTCATCCGCATGAAGGTTCGTGAGCTCGGCATTGCCAGAAGGGTTATTAACCCCACTTACGTGACCAAAGAGGATCTAAAGCCTAGGACAGACAGTGATACTCTTGAGTACATTGCTGACAAGGAAGTAGATTCTGATGCTCTCACCGCTTCTTTCGCGGGGACGGTCGAGTACCATAAGATCAAAGGGCAGCGTGTAGCTATCCCTCTTTATCGGATCGCGAGCCAAAAGTTCAAGATCGCTGAGGAAGAGTTGCTAGCTTACGGATACCCGGTGACTAAGGTGGTCGAAGAGAACTCGCTGAAAGATATTTACAAGCGGGAAGACGAGAAGCTGGTTACGTTAGCTGATGCAGCTACAGCCTCCACTGGGAACCAGAATCTGGCTCTTGGTGCTGGGATGACCAAAGCTAAGCTGATGTCTGTTATGAAAATGATGATCCAGGACGAAGAGTCTGGATCTCCTATCATGGTTCTGATGCATGAAGCTGCTTGGGCAGACATGGTTGCTACTGATGCTACGGCTATCGGTGACGATCTGGCTAAGGAAAACCTGATTAATGGTTATCCTTACACAACCGTCTTCGGGAAACGCCTTGTGCTTACCCGGAAGACTTCTGTGATCGCTGAGGACACGTTCTATTGCTTCGGAGCTGAGGAGTGGCTAGGATATTTCTTGCTGCTTGGAGACGTGAAATTCTTCATTAAGACTGAACATGGTGACATTGAGTTTGGTACTAGAGAAACTGTTGGAATGAGTCTAGTGAATGTGCATAGTGTTGCTAAAGGAAAACTTGCATAGTCTAAACTTGTAATCTGATTTTTGATCTGGCCCCCTTGATTCGTTGAGGGGGCTTTTTTTATATGGTATAAGAACTTATAAGAACTATGGAAGGGGGGAATTATGATTATAAAAAAATTCTCTCCCCTCCCCGAGTGGTACTATAAGGAGAGGGAGCTTCCATACCCGGAAGGGCCGGAACTAGTCCGGGTATGGAAAGTAAGCCTAGGCTGGAGGATAATCCAAGCCTGGGCTTTGATGGTAGGATTTTTGGCAGGGGCTTTCATCTTCTAGGCCCCTGCCTATTTTTTTTACAGCTTATAGATCTTATCTATTATCTTTTTAACTAAGGTTTCTTTAGTATCTTTCATAGGGAAGCTAGCACCTAGAGCATAAGCTACCTTAACCAGATCATACCTACGCTCCGCTAGTAGAATTTCTCTCATCTCAATGAAATGAGGAAGAAGCTCTTTATTGTAGTTAACTGGATCCTCAATAAACTTCCTCATACTAAAAGTAGTAGCTTCTTGTATGACTGAAGGAGGAGTAGGCTCCTCTAGATCAGGGATTGGTTCAGTTTCTACTGGAGACTTAACTCCATCTAGGACATCCTTAGTTTTAACTGGTTCTGGAGCTGGAGGGGTCTGGGGAACTGAGGGTGTTGGTTGCTGAGGAGCAGGTTCTTGAAGAATTGGAGCAAGTGGTTCTTTAACTCCTATAGGAGTAATATCAATAAGCTCTAATTCTCTAAGCTCGATTAGCCTATCAGGAAGCTTGCCGGAGTAAATCCTGAATACCTCAACATCTTTTTTGATTAACTGGTTATCATCAAGAGTAACAAATCCGTTAGAAATGTTCTTGATTTTGTACCGCATGTGAAATCCTCCTTCTTAAAAGTAGTCTTATAACTAGTATACAAAAAAAACGACTACATGTCAATGAAGACTTTAAGTAGTCGTTTTTCCTAGTAAAGTTGTGGAGCTGGGGAGAATCGAACTCCCAACCTCCGGGTTGCAGGCCCAGCGCTCACCCAAATTGAGCTACAGCCCCGTTAGTTCCGGTTTCTTTTCTTCCAGCAGCTATACTCCTTTGTACTAGCAAACGCAAGGGCAAAGATAAATAGCACTATAATCCCTACTAGTATAGCTGCGATTTTAGATATCATAACTAGAAAATTCACCTTATTCTACTAAGTATACTATTAACCGATACTATTATAGTATAAGGTATTGCTTCAATAGTTTCAACAACCTTCACTAGAATCCTCTTCAGCATCGAGTAGGCTTTCACTTTTAATCTTCTTAATTTGCTCCTCTACGAAGCTTAACCTCCATTTAATCTGGGCCTTCATACGCTCTAGTGTCTCGATAGAGTATTCTCCTCTAGATGAATCTTGAGAGAGTACGTTTCTAGGGCAACCGCTTTGGTCAGTGTTTTCTTTCTTTTTGATTTCAGCTAAGAGTAGTAAAAAACTGTCGATCAGCCAAGAAATATCTTTTATATTGAGTGAAACAAGCTTTAGCCCAGTTTTGCTGTCATAAAACTTATCTCTAAACTTAGCTTCAATTTTAGAAAGGTCATCGATTTGTTCTGTCATCAAATCCTCCCGATTAAGACATTATAGATTATCTTACTATTTTCTCTACCAAACTCATCTCCCATAGACCGCATTATTTCTCTCTTATTATTCTCCATAGTCCAGCCGTGCTCCTGCTCTAGTTGATTAAGCAGAGAGAAAGCATTTTCCTTTATCCTCTTTCGATTATTAACAAAGGAGATGCACCTTCTGATTAAGTCCTCATTTTCATTAACTTGACCTTCATCCCACTCTTCTAGTAATAGAGGCTTGAGATTATCATAGTTAAGCTCATCGTGATCCTCAAAGACATTCCAGCACGTAGCTATAATAGAATTCTTTCCCATTCTCCGACCAGCAGCGAAGTGAATGGCTTCGATAGTTTCTGGCTTAGCTTTAAACTGCCAGCATCTATTAGATAGATCAGTAACATACCAGACCTGCCCTTCTTGACCTTCATATGTATCTTCATCTAGCTTATTGAGATGAGTCTCCATTTCCTGCCTATGCTTATTGTACTCGCTCTCTAATTTAGCCTTGGAATCTATAACAGTTTCTAATCGAGGAATCGGCAGCTCTTTAGCAGCATCTATTTTCTCAGGGATAATAACTAGACCATCTTGGTTAACTCCGAATAGCATAGCTACATCCAAGTCTACCTCATATTTGATCAAATGAGTATTTCTATGACCGTATAGCTCATAGCTGATAGATAAGCCACTCTTGCTAGCTATATCTTTAATCATAGGATACTTCTCCAGCATCTCAAGCCACATGCTGTAGAATGGGCGGTGAGTCATGGTGAAAGGGAGCAATCTAGTCTTATAGGAAGTAAACTGCTTGCTCTCATGATAATACGTATATTGAAGGATGTTAGTTCCATCCAGCTTCTCGTAGACCCTTACATTTTTAGCTGGAGGAAAATCATAGTTACCTTTTTTGTCAAACGGGTACTCTTGTTTGGGTGTTCCGTAAATCTTTTGGTCAGTCTCTTTACCATTAATAGCAACTAAGTAAAGCATCCCATAAGTGGACTTTCCTGTTTTGTGAATAAACCCAGCTAAGGTGTTCTCAGGGTTAAACGGGTCCTTCTCTTTGAAAGCTCCCCAGTTTTTATTAAGTCCTAGATCTTTTTTTGCTTCAACTAAATCTATCATTGGCTAATCCCCTCTTGATTCTTCAAGCGTTATTCCACTCCTCTAATCATTAGTTTAATATCACGTTCAAGAGCTTCCACCACTATTACTATAAGGAGCATTATCATCAAGCTCTAATCATTAAACATAAAAAGAGAACAGTCGTCATTGTCCCTTGGGTCATATTCTTCCCAATCGTCTGAGTCTCTATCTTCAAACGGCACACGCTCTATAATGCCAACACAACTATTTTTCCAGTATTTAACTTCCGGTTTACTCGTCCGATAAACAGCCGATCTCACATGACACCATTCGATTGCGTCTTTCAACAACACTACTTCCTCCATTCCGTGAAATTTGTTTTTACATCCCCCGTGCTAAATGGGTATGATGTAGATATATACCTAGATCGTCAGTCATTTCCCCTCCATTGACTTATCTTTCCTCGTTCCTCCTTTCTTCCAATAAGAACGCTTATAAAGTAACCCAGGTTCCAGTTTCTTCTTCCCAACCGAGCTTAAATTTTGTCATCATAGTCAGCCGTAGCCATACTTTCTCCGGTGATTGCCGATGGGGAAATAGAGCAGAACCGATGTAATCTTTTAGTGGTTTCCAAATATTAAAATCAATCATCTGTCCCGCACTCATCAGATTTTGGAGTTGATCCTGGCGTGGGAGCCAGATGTATGAATGTTTGTCGAATGTCCAGTTGCTCCAAGTGTAGGGGCGATTTGGAGAGATAAGTAGTTGAGACCTCCAATGTTCGTCAAAATGCTGGAAATACAGGTATTCGTTGTTTTCGGACCACTCCCTGTTCATCTCGTCTCGGTTTGCTCTGGTAGCTACCAAGAATCCGATTTCAGGATGGTCTCCATTCATCAGGCAACAGATGTCCGCTTGGCGGGGGTTCCAATGCTTCCCTTGGATTCGTTCTGCCGCTTGGCACATCTTAATGTAGTTTATACTAGTATCCACATATCCTCCCTTCTTGTCTAATAATTGTCCTTACAGATAACCTTGATAGATCATTTCCCCCCTACCACACTTCCAGCACATAATCTCCCTCTCTCGGTATTCGATGTTTCCACACCTTGTACACACCCAATATGGCCCCTGGATAGATTGGCCTAAACCCCTAATCCACATCCCAACCTTGAGCCTGAATTTTGTCAACTTATTCATAACTGTCATTATCGGGTCACTTCGCTCATGATGACTGGTTTGACAAGATATTCATCCAATGCCATCGGGATCAGATATATAAGATTCGAGATCACCGGATAACTACCTACGTCTGCCGCGCATATTCTTTCAATCGGTTCATCGGTTGTCTGAAAAGCTAAATCAAACGCCTGGGGATTAATGGCATAATAGAAGTAAACAATCCAATCATCTCCTCTCACCACCGCTAAACTTTTCCAGTCTTTTATTTCTACGCCAATCTCCTCTTTCGCTTCTCTGATCATCGCCTCAAGTTCCGATTCGTCCTCTATGTGACCACCCACACCATTAAGATACCCAACCTGCCACTCTGGGCGATTTTTTCTTATCAGGAGAACATTAGTCAAATCATCGAAGAGAAAACCGACTACATATCTTTTCATATCTCCTCCTTACAGATAAGGCATATTATTATTATTAATAATATCTTCCAAAGAAGACCATTTCGGTGACGTTACCAAAATGGTTTCACGAACACAATATTCTGCGGTATCCACATCTATCTTATGTTCTGGGTCGTACTTATTGTTTTCCTTGGAGTAATCAAATTCAGCATCTTCATGCTTTCTTAAAATGCTTCCCATTAATTTGTATGTCTTGGGGGCTTTCTTTGTGTAATCCCCCTCTAGTTTACTTAAATATTCAAACAGCTTCTCGTTCCTGGGAGAATAGGGTAAGATGCTGTCAGAAAATTCACCTGTATCTTTAAAATACCACCCCTTGCCCCCACTAATCTTAGGACTATCAAATATAACTATTCTTTTAGTTTTAAGGTCTATAACATCCTCTTCGTGGCAAGAAAGATTAATATCTCTAGGTAAATCAATCCCAGTATCTTCTAGTGGTTTGACTGTGCCATGAGGAGGCCCATTGTCCCAGTGATACTCTGTGAAAAGAAACAATTCACCAAACTTTTCTCTGATGCCAATAAACCCAAGGCAAGTAGCATCAAACACTCCAAGTAGTAAGTTTCTAGAATGTATTTTATAAACCCTTCTATTTTTACAGTCTTCTAGCTTAATCACCGATAGCTCCTATGGTTTAAAATCCAGATACCAAATCTTGCTGTCTGGTCGTGCTAACTGGTTTAATACTAATCTGCCTGATCCCGAAAATAGTTTGATTATGCTCATCTAGTTTTTCTATACCTAGTTCACCTATGTAAGCTTCCTTCATAATCCAAGGTGTTAATACTTTAGCTCTTAGAGTTAGTGCCTCTACTAGAATTCCTTTAACTATTCTATGATAACCATCTATAACTCTTAAGAAAAATGGTTCGACTAGTATAGGTAAACTAATGTTAGCGTCAATTATTCTTTTTAGATGGAGTAGATCATACAGGCACTCAGATGGAGTTCTATTTTCCCAAACCGGATGATGCATGTAGTCAGCAGATAGAGGCCACTTAACAGTTTGCATATCGAAAGCTAGTTCGTGTAGCTTGCTCACATCAAATATCTTTCCGTCTAGATAAGCTATACCTTTAGGTGGCATTGATTAATCCGTGAAGTACCAGTCTGAAAAGACAGCAGAATAGTCATAGCTTTCTCCACAATATCCACAACGAACTGTATGTGCTTCTTCATCAATCTTCTCAAAGGCAATAAAAGAGACTGTTCCATCTGCTTCTCTTTCTGGCCTACCAATATAAGTAGCCGTAGTAACTAGCTCAAATTGTTCAGACCCACATTCTTGGTCGTCGATCAAATTTTTGCATAGTAGAAGGTGACCCTCACCCTCAAAACACTCGTCTGTTAAGAACTCATCTGCTCTCTTTGAATTTTTTAGCCATTTCTCTAGTTTCTCAGCGTCATCTATTGATAGAGACATCTCTTTATTATTAAAGTTGTAATTCATTGCTTATTCTCCTTCCTTAGTTTAAGCGGATAATGGGAGTTGAACCCCTGTCCCGAGCATGGCACGCTCCGATTTTACCATTAAACTAAGCCCGCTCATAAAATCCCTTAATCAAATCGACAACCTCTCTTCCGGTAAGAATATTGTCGACGGCAGCCCCACTCAATCCGGGTGAGATATTGAAATCGATTGCGTAAATCTTCTTGGCGGCAACGAAATCAACTGCGAACATCGGTTCTTTTATCTTGGGATGATATCCTCTTCCTGCCTCCGCTAAAACCTCTACCCATGCCTTGTCACCGTAATTCGACCTCCAATCATCAATACTCGAATACCTCAGCCACCACTTCCTGTCTCCAATCTGCAAATACCTCAAGGAAACTGAACCCTCACCCGGAGAAGTCGGGATAAATTCAGAGCAGAAATTATCTGGATGCTTTTCAAGGGCCTTTTCGGCAGACATCCTTTCCTTTCCTTCTCCTCTATGAGCCATTTCATCCAAATAAACTACAACGCTCACAATCCTCATTATTCCATCAGGAATGTCCGAATACCGCTCTCTCAGCTTGGGGAAAACCTCTTTCACGATTCCAACCTCAGGGCTATTCAGACCAAGACTTTTGAGGAAACCAAACATTTCCCTTCTACCCATCCCTCCCCTAGACATTCGCTCAAATACGATGTCCCCTTCTCGATCAAACCAATGGTCGTAATAATCAAGAAAATCTGTCTTCAGTTGAATCTTCACCTCAACCTCTCAAATGGTGGGCCGACTGGGACTTGAACCCAGAACCCCCAGATTAAAAGTCTGGTACTCTTCCATTGAGTTACCGCCCCTTACCCAAAATCCACCGAAATTTTAATCTGTTCCATGTCTCCTCCTTTATTAACTGGAGCTGGCGGTAGGAATCGAACCCACATTTCGCTGATTACCTTACCACTATAGCTTTCGCTACCTATTTCTAGTTTGTGGTCTGGACTATGTCTTTACCTTCACAGGTAGATAGCGTATAGTCTCTACGGTTCCTTTTCAGTTACCTCGGCATTGGCATGAAGACAATTATTTGGTACTGATTTATTGTCTTTTTAGCTTTCACCGATACAGCTATCTCCACTCATACTATTCTTTTTCTAGTATAAGGCCCGTTAGTAAGATTTCCCTGATTGATATCTATATCTTCTAGAGAATCGTCCATTCCCTTATTCTTTCTTTTATAGGTTGGTAACTGAGCATCACAATTGGGGCATACCAATCGTAGGTTTTTGAGGGAATCGTTAGTAGGATCTCCATTGATATGATCGACTATTATGGGAATATCTTTGCCATTCCACCTTGACTTATTGCATATTTGACATTTTTGACCAAATTCATTAATTAGTATTCTCCTGAGAGTTTGCAGGTGCAAAACCCCTTGTCCTAATTTTTCTTTACTCAGTCTCATCCTATATTTAGTTGAGCAAGAAAAACAACAAAACTTTGGCTGCCCCCTTACATTATAACTAATTTCTGATCCACAATATAAGCAAGTACGTTTTAAGTGTACTTTCTTGTGGCCTCTGGTTTTTAATCCAAATTTATGCAACCAGTATCTAACTGTGGTTTGACTTACTTGTAATTCTCTCGCTATTGCTCTCTGCGTATTATTTTTAGAGAGTTGTTCTAGTACATTTTTTTCCATATGATGATTATACTAGATTTAGTTCTAAATTACAAGCTTTTGTTTCAGGTCAGCTGCTCTACCTAGTTGAGCTACGCCAGCTATTAACTATAAATATCTACTTCTTTATTATTTCCCCTTAAATTTACGATACCATTCTCGTTTTTTGGGATCTTCGCTGTTTTTTAATTCACCAAACCATGTTTTCCCGTCTTTGTTAAACCCATACACATCAGATACTTCGTTTAGCTGTATAGGGAGCTCCTTATCTCTACGCAAGTTTTCTTTTCCTTTCCTTCTGAATGTTCTATTGGCTAGCCTCTTGTCTTCCTTATCAGAAGCAGCACAAATTCCACAATAATCGTTTTTCCTTCTTGATTTACCCATTAAACCTCTTCTCCATTAACTTTTTACCTGTCTTAGCACACACCCACTCTCCACACCATTGATCCTCAGGTTCTATAATAATTGGCCAATCAGCCACAATACTTTCACCGACATTAGACATAACTTTTCCTGGATACCGTTTACAAATACAGTTACCTCTGTCATTGGCGTCACCCTCAGCTCCACAACCATAAAGACAAGTTTTACAGTTGATTTGTTTGCTAGGCAGTTTAACCATTTTTCTTCCTCCTTTTGTTGGTAGGGGAGACAGGAATCGAACCTGCATGCCGAAGCACTAGCTCCTAAGGCTAGCGTGTCTGCCTAGTTCCACCACTCCCCCCTAGTTATTTTACGTTTCTGATTCTAAGCAAGCATACAGTCTCCTAACCCCAACTCCATCATAGTGCAAAGGTGTAGGCTTATTAGGAAACGATTCACTGAAGTAATATCTGAACAACTCACAAGTAGGGTTACCAAAGTTATCAGAGGCTAGATAAGGACAAGTAGAATCACAATATTGCTTATCTACTAATACCGTAACTTTTAAACTCTTCTTCTCCATAGTTACTTCTATTTTGGATTAATATCTTTATTTTGTCAATAAAGAGACTAGCTCCAATCTTATACCACTTTCTTTGCAAAATCTAGTTTATATGCTATAATTATAAGGAGACTGACGTGTTTTCTCCAAAGTCTCTTTCTTTCCTCCTTCCGGGAGCGGTCCTAGTCAGCTAGGACCGCTTCTCTTTTTAAGGTATAAGATAATAAATGAAATCTTATTAACGTTATTAACTAAGGAGGGTAAAACAATGGTTAGGTACCAGCTTAAAATCACTAAGTGTAGGGAGCCGGTAAAGTGCTCCATTTGCAAGAAGCTCATCAATAAGGGCGAGCTTCATGAAGCGTGGTATTGTGGCTATTGCAAAGAGTGGGCTAACCACTTGAGATGTCAAAAGCCTAGAAAGGAGCATAACAATGTCTAATCTTTGGTACTATTATCTCCATCAAGATGGGTCGTTAATAGGGAAAAATCCAGCAGTAGTAGAGCATGATGATCAGTACTTTAATAGTCCTTTTGTAAAGAAGGTTTGGATGATCGATTTAACTAAGCGAGAAGATGCTTGGACTTTAGTGCTTGAGGCCCTAGCCCTTGGAGCCTCACTCGATCGAGCTAAAGAACTAGCTGAAAAGTGGAAACTAACTTATGAAGATTCTTTTGAAATGCTCTCACGGGTTAAGCCTACAGGTGAGATGAAAGAAGGAATGAAAATAATGATAGAGAAGATTTTTAAAGTGGACATTGACCAATATTGGGAAAGCGTTTTAGAGAAGCAAAAAAAATGAGGAATAAGTGCGTCTGTAGCTCAGCTGGACAGAGCAACGGACTTCTAATCCGTAGGCCGCAGGTTCGAGTCCTGCCAGGCGTGCCACTAAGAAAGGAGATCAAAAGTGACCAAGGTAAAAATATCTGATTTAAGGAGAGAGATGATTGAAGGTGTCTTTAAATGTCCTAAATGCGGGAGAGAGATTTCTGAGGAAAACGAGCTACTAGTTAGTGGAATCCACGAAGTATGGGTCTCGGCCACGCTTAGTGAATCCGGAGTTTATTCAGTATCTGAACCAGCTGTTTATTCAGACGATTACGGAGTACACGACGAACCCGAAGAAGTGGTGGTGCAAGGATGTAATGAGTGTGTTTAACTTAAGATAATTTGAATTGAGACAAGGAAGTAATACCAAGAAATAAGGAAAGGAGAACAAAATGTACAGGGTAGTAAAAACAGACGAAAAGGTTATATGGGGGAAGAAGGAGGATGTTGATTGTGTTGTTGTTAGCCCAGCCATTACCCTTGCTGACGAGTTTGGGGGGAGAGCCCAGATCATTGTTGACGATCAGTGCTACGTTCTTCTTCTCAAGCAACATCAGGCGGAGAATTACAACCACACCGCTTGGTGGTTCAAGGAGGCAGTTGAGGCAATTAGGGGATTGGAAACCATCTCTCTAACCAGTCAATAGACTGTGGGAATTAAGCTGCCTTTATAAGGAGTAGCTTCTACTACTCCTTTTTTTTTAGCTTATCTTATGCTAAGATTAAAAGGGAGAATTGTATCTATGACTAGAACCCAAGCAGTTAATCGTTTAAGAGAATTTATTAGGGATAAGAAGGAGTTAAACCGTCTTCTTCAAAATGACTATGAGAATGACCCTAGTCAACTACAGCTGGCTTTGGATATGGCTGTAGATGATTTTAACACAACCCCACCTAGCATAGGAGGTTGTTCCTTAGAGTCATTTCCTAGTGACTATCTACTTATTATAGGGGCTACAATCTCCCTTCTAGAATCAGCGGGAGTACTTCAGTCCAGGAATAGATTAAACTATGCTGATGGTGGATTAGCTATCTCAGTATCAGATAAAGCTGAGGAGTATTCCAACTGGCTGAAAATGTTCATAAACGATTATGAAAATAAGAAGATTAGATATAAACAGTCACAAAACCTAGAATCTTGTTGGAGTATATAATGAATCGAAGCAGAATCTATAAAATAGCTGAAAACATTCTACTAGAAAACCCTCAAGCTTCTAAGGCCGATGCCACTATCAAGCAAAACCAGGAAACTGGGGGAATGATTAAGAAGTATAGAATAGGTGGGGCCTTGAACATCTATGATGAGAAGTTTGGTGATGTTCCTAGTAATGCTTATGATTATAGGGCTGCTTCCAGGGTAGCTGAAGCTAAAGCTATCTTGCAGCCAGACGGTCAAACTGGAGAGAGGATTAAATCTAATTTCAAGGGATTAGTCGATATGTTTGATCTTACTAAGAATCCAACAGCTGATCCTAGAAAGCATCAAAAGATAAATGAAGCTATAAACGCACTCAAGGAGTACAACTTGACTAAAGGTGCTTCTACAAATGATACTAGAAGTAAAAAGGAAAAGCGCAGCGACAGACTAGAAACTGCCGTTGGAGTAGCCGGGTTACTCGGTTTAGCTGGATTAGGCATCTTTGGTGCTAGGAAGTACCATAAGTTCCTCCGCCAAGCTAGCAAACGTGAGCAGCAGTGGGGGCAGGCTTATGAGGAACGTAGTCGAAAAGCGAAGGAAGAGTGGAGAAGAAGGACGCAGGAGTGGGAACGGGAACGAGCACACAGAAGAGCGCAACAAGAAAGCCGCGGAAGAGCACAGGAAGAAAGCGATAGAAAATTTTGGGAAGACCTGGGTTCGTGGTCTAGAGGCGAGAGTTACACTGGAGGCGGGAGTTATACTGGAGGCGGGAGTGAATCCCACAAAGCCTGGGAGGACTGGTGGAGATCAGCGAAGGATGTTGCTGGTTCAGAAAAAGCTAAAAAGACAGTAGGATTTGATCCAGAGCAGTTTACTAGAGAAGAAATCAAAAGAAGAAAGCGTGATTTAATGAAACGTTATCATCCAGACTGGAATCCTAATGTCGACCCCAACAAGATGAAAGATATAAATGCTGCCTGGGATGTTTTAAGACGCACTGGAATGACTAAAGGTGCTTCTACTTCTGATAAAATCTATTATAGAGCTTATTCGTTGCTAACTAAAAAATAAATATGGATAAAATAGCTAGAGAAAACATTTTAAAAAAAATAGCAAAAACACGATGGATAAGAGAGATTTCAAAGTTGTCTCCAAAAAATCAAAAACGATTAATTGTTAATCTAACTGGAAGATCGAGATTTTTGAAGGAGCTAGGCCGAGGAAGCGAAGGCTTTACTCAAGTGCAGGTAACTCCTAGACTTGGTTTTACTGTTAAAAAAAGATATTTTCCGCTTTCAAAATGGGTGGGTACTGTCCCAAAGAAAGAAGTCGCTTATAGAGATTTACCTATGGAATTAAAGCAGCATATAACGAAGCGTTATAAAACAAAATTTGGGGTAGTTCCATCAGAACTTAATGAATATGTAAAGGGAAGGCCATTGAAAGTTGAACAAACATCTTTGCCAGTTATACGTTTAGGCGGGCAAGGATCATATACCCCAGCTACGTATGGTGGTCCAGATGCAAAGTTGTATGAAAGATTAACTAAAAAATTTGAAAAAACGAATATAGGTGATCTTGGCCCTCAGAATATTCTGGTCGCAGGTAAAAAGCCAAAGGTTATTGATTTTGTAAATAAGTCTATTCCTGCTTCATACGAGCGTCTTGGAAGGGGTAGCATAAAAGGTCCAATAAGATCATTTCTACTTAATGGCCCTGCACCCCTAGTTAATAATATTTTATCAAGATGGGAAGCAACTGGTAAATTCCCAAGAAAATTATTCTTAGAATCTATGAAGAAAAGTAAAGCATCTGGTGCTGAAGTTTTAGAAAAAACTCCAACAGGATTATTGTAGTAGGCATAACTAAACCATGGTCCTTTTTGACTCATTACTAACTAAAAAATAATGTTAGAAATTACAGATGTTGATGTCTTCCCTGACTTTGGTCACGATTACAATATAATCAGCTGGGTGGTAGCTCCTACTACGCAGTCAATAGATAATTTCCGTCTAGACATACAAAGAGCTTACTCACCTGAGGACACATTTGTCACTATAGGTCAAGGAACATCTGACACTATTACTTTTACTGATTCTGATGTTTATCTAAACGACAGATTCAGAAAATACTATTATAGGCTGCATGTCACCGACTTAACAACCCTAGAAGAACTAGATACAGACCCGTCTTACTCAAGCTATGAGTGGAATGCTTATTCTGCAGAAATAGCTAGGAGAGAGAACCTTCTACTAGAAACTTACATTAACTGTCCAGTTAAGTTTCTAGTCAGAAAGACTGAGGGTGAGTACTGTGATTGCTTCGATCCACTGAAACGAAGAGTTAAGACTAGCAGCTGCAGTGGATGTTATGGAACCGGCTTCCGTGGAGGTTTTTATAACCCTATTGATGGTTATATAGGATCCGTGCCTAAGACTGAAGCAATTAGAATAGTAGTTGGCTTAGAAATGACTTCCACCGATCCAGTATTTTGGACTAGTAACAGTTTGAAGCTATCACCAGATGACATTATAGTGGACACAAAGTCTAATGAAAGATTCAGGGTGGTTAGAATAGAAACTACTTCAATGGAGGGTTACCCTCTCAGGCAAACTCTAGTTTGTCACCAAATTAAGCTTAGCGACATAGAGTACAGAATTCCTACTACTTAAAAGTCTTTAGTATTTCGGATGCTTTATTATAGAGGTAATCTTCTTCAGCTTTCTTGGGCAGTTTAGCTCCGTTTTCCCTAGCTTTGTTATAAGCGATAGCACTAGCGATCTCTTGAGCATGACTAGTGCTTTTAGGGTTAGTGCTACCTATACTCCCTGAACGCTTATACTTTTCCATCATCTCTTTAATGTTCTTGCTAATTGTTTTCTTTGACTTACCTTCTTGCAGTGGCACTTATTCTTCTCCTTTAGTATCCTATTACTATGAGTAGTATAACATTAACTAGTGTTTCGATCAATGATTTTTCTGGTATAAGCAATTTGTCTTCTCAAGGATTTTTATAGTGAAAGGAGAAAGGTAGATGTCAGATGATTTAAAGAGGTATGCCGGGGGTTGTATTATTCGCATGATAAAAGACGGAAAATCTCCAGATGAGATTGATCCAGATGAGATTAACAAGATTCTCAAAGGTAAATTTTCTAAAACTATTGCCGATCATGAAATCGCAGAAATTGTAGCTGATATAGCATCTAGGTCTGAATCCAGTCATAAACCGAAACAAGTAAGTGGAGGAGGAAGTAAAGTAAGCCCAATTGAAAAGTTGGCTAAGTACCTTAAAGATAAAGGGTATGATGCCGTTATTGTATATAGTAGCGGAAAGGCTAATTTTTGGGTTAAACCTAACAAGGACTAGATAATGTTTGATGACCCAAAGGCTGTCTTAGAAATAAGTAAAGACAGTGTCAATATCTACAAGGGCACTGAAGGTACCATCGTAGGAAATAGTTCCATTCTTTTTCTAGACAAGCGAGAAGCTAAAATTAAAGGTAAGCTAGTAAAGCTCTCGGAAAATGATTATCAATACCTAGTTAACAATCGACTAGACGATGAGGAACTAGAACTAACTAAGATAATCAAAAGGATAGAAACAGTGTGGAACAGAGTAGGAGACTTAATCAAAGTCCCTACGAGCGCAAGGCAGCTAGTTCCTGTGTTAGAAAGGCACGGTTTACTAGCTAATACTAAAACCTCAGGAAATGAGGCATTTGTAGGATATGAGAAAGTAGTGAAATTTCTTAGAATGAACGAGTGAGGTAAGCATATGATCAAATTGTACCTCGGTTTCTTAGAGGGTCAGGACGGTTATGGGTACCCGCACATAATTGTGTATGATCATAAAGCTGATGAGTCATACAACTATGTCGGGAAAACGTTACCATTTGCAGATGTATTCAGGGCGATGCTCGCTAGGGAAGAAGAAGACATGAGAGGATTCCTAGCAAGACTAATCGAGGAGGAAAGGAAAAGATGAAAGAATGGTTAACAAACACGGTTAAGCAGTTAGTAGGTGAAGAAAATGCTAAGCTAGTGGTAGTTGAAGAGTTAGAAGGGAAGGAAATGTCAGTTATATTTGTCAGGGGACCTAGGGAAGTCCTAGGAATCGTTATTGGCAAAGGAGGCAGAACAGCTGGAGCCATCAGAACTATTCTTAATATTGCCTCTAGGCAGAGCGGTAAAAGATATATGCTAAATATTAGCCATAACACGGATACTAACGTTAAGGAAGAGTAATCCACCAAAGCTTGCAGAAAGCTAGTTTATCCCTAGCAGATCTAAGAAAGTAGAAGGTGTAATGATGCTTCTTTTCTGGGACCTGCCCTGGCGGCTAACGGGCCAACCGGCTCCGCGCCGCCGCCAGGCGCTGAGCCCAGAAAACGCACATTAATCAGTTAGAAGCTTTGCAACTTAGCGTTTAGTTGGTTATATTCTAATTATTTATCAAAGCTTGCAATAAGCTTACGAATAGTAAGCAGAAATAAGAAAAACCAACATATAACTGATGAGCAAACCGTTCAAACCAGGTTAGACTTCACCTCGGGAACTCAGTCGGAGATGTCCTTAAGAACATCTCCAGACGGGAGTTCCTCGTGAAGAACCACCTGGTGAACGCCTTTGCCCACAGCTATTAGTAAGAAGCTTTGATTCACAATGTAATTTATAATTACTATAAAAGCTTGCGTAATCCAGTTCAGAAATGGACAGAAGTAAATAAAACTCGAGTAAGAAGACCATAGTTATATACGCCAAAGGACAGTTTTACAACGTCCAACGGCGTATAAACTAATGTTCTTCTTAGTTCAGATAGAAGCTTTTATAGGGTAGATAAAATAAAGCTTGCAAAAAGCCAGAAATACTGGCAGAAAAGAAACAAATAGGCAAGAGGTGCCTAAACACTAGATGACCTGACGACGTCAGCTGGCGAGGCTCCCTACTCAGATTTTTAGTCCAGGGACAAATCCTCTGGACATAAAAACAGAGACTAGAGCCTACGCCCTGCTGACCCGCAGCTCATCTGAGCCACCTCAACCCAGATAGAAGCTTTATTTCTAAAGACATCACTTCATAGCTTGCATTTACTTAGATTACTAAGTGAAAAGAAAGTACTACACGATAGCAGGAAGGCAGGCAAGGAGAGACACTGTTCACCTCCCTTACCTGCCTTCCAGATATGCCTAGATAGAAGCTATGAATCACTGTTTAAATGGTTTGCTTTTTCCTAGAAAACTAGGGGGTGTAAAACAAACAGCTACACTTGAAATGATGAAGCCCAACCCTTGCACCGACGCCGGTTACAGGGTTGGGCTACAATTCCATTTCAAAACAGATAGAAACCATTTAGGAGGGTAGTACATATACCCTCTTTTTTTGACAAATTTTACACTTTATTGTAATCTTTTAATATGGATCCAGACAATATAGCTGCAGACTCTGTCAAGGACAGAATTCTGCACAAGGTGGCAGAACAACTTTTAGTAGAGCTAAAACATCAGCTATACTTGACTAATCTCAATAATAAGGATAAAATATATGAATCCTTTTCCGTCGATGTCAATAGCCCCGCTGGGAAAATAAACGTTAGTAGCAGCTTCAAACCTGTTAAGTACTTAAATTCTGGTACAAAGCCTCATACTCTGATGGCATTAATTGGCAGGACAGTACCAATAAAAACACCCGCTGGTGTGCTTTTTAGAACAGTAACCTGGGAACAAATAATAACTGGAAAATGGTTCCACTCAGGGATAAAAGGAAAGCATTTTATAGATGTAGCCATAGAAAACACTAAGAAGGATGTTCCTAGAATTATAAAAGAAGAGATGAGGAGATTCAATGAAGAAACTTCCGCAAGATGAGATAACCATCGCTAAAAAACTAAAAAATCTAGTCAAGAAGAAACTCAAAAGCTTGAAAGATCAAGAAAAAGATTAAATGATAGAATTAAGTTACTGCTTTGATAAAGGCAGGTGGATCATAGCTATTTTTGGGTATGATCCTAAAACGGTGAAGTTTATCAAGGATAATTTCTATCCGGCTTTATTCAAAAAAGAATACAAATGTTGGTATATTCCCTTCAATATAGATAACTACAAGAAATTATTTAAGAAATTTGGCAATAGCTTGCATATAGATGAACTTTTAATTGAGAAGGTTAGGCAAGAGAACTCAAAGATTAAGCTCCACGACAAAGAGCAGGTTGAAATAGATGTGCCTGGGTTTGACTTGTGGCCTTTCCAAACTGTAGGTGTTAAATTCCTACTAGACTCAGGCGGGAGGGCTATACTAGCTGCAGATATGGGTAGCGGAAAGAGTATCCAGACTTTAGCTTATATGTCTATAACTAAACCTTTTCGAACTCTGATAGTCTGCCCCTCGTCAGTGAAATTCAACTGGAAGCGGGAAATAAATAGGTGGCTGAAAGAACAACCGGTCATAGTCGAAGCTTCTTCACCAAAAACTGTGAAGGAAGCTAAAGCTGTGCTCAACCACGGCGGTATAATCATAGTAAATTATGAGTCTGTCAAGAAACTAGACACAGGAAGAGTGGAACTTCTAGTTTTAGATGAACATCACTTAGTCAAAACTAGGACTGCCAGCAGAACTATAGAAGTTGGCAAAGTAGCAAAGAAAGCGGACCACATAATCTGTTTGTCGGGTACTCCTATGCCTAATCGCCCAAACGAGTTATTTGGAGTATTAAAAATGATAGATGGGGCTAACTGGTTCAGCTTCGTCAATTATGCTACTAAGTATTGTGCTGGTCATTATCAATACTTTTATAGAAAGAAGGTATTCAGGTCTGATGGGGCATCTAATCTAGAGGAATTAAAAGAGAAGCTTAAGCCTTATATGATTCGCTTCGAGAAAAAGGATGTGCTTAAAGATCTTCCGGAGCTGAGGAGAGATAATCTAGAAGTGCAGCTTGATAACTATGATGACTACAAAGAGGAAGAAGAGGCTCTAGTTGCTGAAATAAAGAACAGCAAAGACTCTATTTCCAGCATGATCAATCAAGTGAAATCAGATGAAACCATACCTCTACTAGTTAAAATAGACAGATTACAAGAACTTACAGCTAATCTTAAGGTTAGCCCAGTGTGTAAATGGACTAAAGATTTCTTATCTATATCTGATAATAAACTAGTTATCTTTGCTAGGCATATAAGCGTAGTAAACTCTCTCAGAGATGAACTGTCTAAATTTACTCAGGTAGAGGCAATCACAGGAGAAACGCCTGTTCCTGAGAGAGAGAATCTAATTAACGACTTTATGGCTGATCCTGAGCTTAGGGTTCTAGTGTTATCTAGAGTAGGGACACTCGGGATCAACTTAACTAACGCTTCAACGGCTGTGTTTATGGAAAGAGATTGGTCTTTAGCTAACGAGGAGCAAGCCGAAGCCAGACTACATCGTCCGGGGCAAGAAAATCCTGTCATGATTTGGTATGCTTTTGCCCCTGGGACTATAGATGTCAATTTTGCAAACTTGCTCGAAGAAAAGAAGCATGTAATAAACAAAGTTATGAATAGAAACCAATTTTATAGTTTGCTGGTAACAAGCTTGATTGAAAGGAGTTAAACAACTTGTTAAGCTTCGATGAAACTTCGTTAGAGAGTTACTTCAAAGAATTGCACGACTTACCTTTATTATCACCAGAAGAAGAAAAAGAGGTATCATCTAGTTTAGATGAACTCAAAACCGATGCTTTGTTTCTACTATCTCAAGATGATTTGCTCAGAAGGATGTTGTTTATGCCTAGAGAGCTAGGTGGGGTCTTTTCTGGGCATGATACAATTGAAGATATATTTGAGATCTCTCAGGCTGAAGAGTCCAGGGAGTATAAGGTGACTAAAGTTAGAAGGTCACTTTATCGCTTGCTTAAGATAGAGCCTGGAAATGGTGTAAGGGCTTTATCTAAGCTTCCGTTTAGGTGGGAAGTTGTAGAAAGTCTGCTCCAGAAATACTGCAGTTACGGGCCAAGGCCCCAGTTAGCTCAGCTTCTGTACAACAAGATACTGGAAACTAGGGATAAATTTATAACCTCTAACCTAAGACTAGTCATTGAAATGATCAAGAGGCTAGGGATTAATCCTAATGGAGCAATCCCTTGGGAAGACTTGATTCAAGAGGGGAATATCGGTTTGATGAAAGCCGTCTCTAAGTATGATCCTAGTCGAGGATTTAGGTTCTCTACATATGCTTGCTGGTGGATAACACAATCTGTTATAAGGGCTATAGCTGACAAAGGACGGTTAATTAGGCTTCCAGTTCACACTCAAAGCAAGGAGCTACGAGATAGTAATAAGATGCCTGTTCAGATACTAATGCCACTAGACCGACCGGTTTACAGTGATGAGGATGGAGAAATGTGTCTAGCTGATGTACTGCCTCAAAAGTCAAACCAGGATGATATCACTTGCCTAGCAGAAATAAATGAGACATTGCTCAACTGCTTAACTAGATTTTCTCCTAGAGAGGAGAAAATAATCAGGATGTACTATGGTTTAGATGGTAAGCTATATACACTAGAGCAGATCGGAGTTATCTTTGGTGTAACCAGAGAAAGGATAAGGCAAATAAGGGATAGACTACTTCAATTGATGAGGTCCAACGAAGATCTAGATAATCTTAAGACAGATATAAGTGATGATCTGGATCCATTGGAATCAATGTTTACTTACATTCCAGAATAAATCAAAAAGGAAGGGAGGGGAAATGTGTAAATTTTTCAGTTGTGACTCAGATGGTGATGGGAATTTACTATATTTTGATTGGGAGTTGAGAAAAAAGATATTGTCTGGGGAGATAAAGCAGTACGAACCAGACAGCCATACCTCAATAGCTCACTGGTTTGGGTTCGAGGGTGAGGAAGAGGATGTACTAAATAAATACGAATACAATCCCTTGACGAAGAAGTTTGTAATAGATCAGCTTAATGATACTATGGATGATTCTATCATAGTAAAAGAGAAGCTGGATAATTTTGATTGGAAAACAATTGTAGAGCCGTTAATCATTAAGCCAATTATTCATCCATTCGAGATGGATGCACCCGAAATTACTCCAGAAATAGTTGATTTAGTAAAAAAGTGGGCTTCGGTCAGGGATTCGATCAGGTATTCGGTCTGGCATTCGGTTGGGGCTTCGGTCAAGGCTTCGACCAGGGATTCGGTCGGGCATTCGGTCAAGGCTTCGATCAGGAATTCGGTCGGGGATTCGGTATGGGCTTCGGCCTGGGATTCGGTCTGGCATTCGGTTTGGAATTCGGTCGGGGAGTCGGTCTGGTATTCGGTCGGGGTTCCGGCCCGGAAGTCGATCAGGCATTCGGTTTGGAATTCGGTCGGGGATTCGACCGGGAATTCGATCGGGGCTTACTTTTCATCTTTCTTTGATATTGATTACAAACACGATCTGTCTCCTGCAATCAAATTGTGGGAAATGGGATTAGTTCCGTCCTACGACGGGGAAGTATGGAGGCTGCACGGTAAGCCAAACGGTAAGGTATTATGGGAAGGGACAATCTAAACAAAAGAGGGGGGAGTAACTATGGAAAGCATGGATTTGAAAACAGAGTTGGTCAATGGGATTATTTCTAATGACATCAAAAATGATGTATTACAAAGTAACCTAGAGATAGACCCAGACTTCGTCTATAAACTAGCTTTCTATGTCAGGTCTGTTTACAAAGACATTGACTCAGCAATTATGCTCCTGGCTTACTGCGCTCATAATGAAAAAGCTAAAACAAAACTGAGACGCTGGATGAGTAAAATCATTCAAAGCCCAGAAGAGGTGGTAGATTTAATGTCTGTTTACTTAGACACTTTTGGAAAACCAATACCAAATTCTCTCAAGAGAGGTTTAGCTGACGTGCTGTCAAACTTTTGGCATTTCCCCCATTATTCTAATAATGGAGTGAGTTACAAGACTGTACTAAAGCTAATCCACCCGAAACCGCTCAACGAAACAAGAGCGGTAACTTACAAGTGTATATTGGATAACAAGCTCGACAAATCATTCAAGTCAAAGAAGAAATCTAGGCCAATACCCAGTGGTGTAAACGTTCCTAAACTAGTTAGTATAGTTAATGACTATCTGTGAATCTGGTATAAGTAAAATGAACCGCATATTATTTCGTTCGTAGTGGAGAGGGAACCTAATTTCCCTCCGGGTTTCCCAAGTTATATACTCGAACGGAGGAATATGCAAAAATGCCTGAGGTACTAATCTCAGGCATTTTTTTTGTTAGTCATCTAAATTAACTCTAATTATAGGAGGATATCTATGGACGTTTTAGTACCTCAATCTAATAAAGTTTTAGAGTACCTAGGTAAAGCTATAGAGGAACTAGGTAATCTAAAAGTAACAGGAAAGAGTAAGAAGATAGGAGGAATACTCCTAATCAAGCTCAACGAGATTAGAGATAGTGTTGAATGGCTGGTTAATAACACGATGGAACTAGTCAAAGTACAAGATAAACAGCAACTGGAGGTGGTGAATGAAGATAGCAATAGTGGGCTCCAGAAGAAGGAAGACCAAGAAAGACAAGGAGATAGTGAGACACGTGATAATGAGCTATCCTAGTGCAATTATTGTGAGTGGAGGTTGTGCTTCAGGGGCAGACAATTTTGCTAAGATTATCTGTACAGAGTTAGATCGTGAGATAGTAGAATTTCTACCAGACCTATCTAGTTGCAGTAGCTACCAAGAAGCAACCAAAGCTTATTACACTAGGAATAAGCAAATAGCCGAAAACGCAGATACAGTCTATGCCCTAGTGTCAGAAGATAGAACTGGAGGAACTGAAAATACAATCAAGCACGCAGTCACGCTAAAAAAGAAGGTAGTTATACTATAAATAAGGGATAGGGATAGGTGAAATCAAAATAATTATCAATCATATTATACGCTGTAATGAATATTGAATAGTACATAGACAATACTTATTAGGAGGGAGAGAAATGGAAATAAGAAATAGATTTACCAATGAAATTATCGTAGAAGGAAAAGATTTGCAAGATTGTATTAAGAAAAGAAAAGACTTGAGGGGTGCATTCTTGGGGGGTACATTCTTGATGGATGCATACTTGAGGGACGCAAACTTGAGGGATGCATACTTGAGGGGTGCAAACTTGGGGGGCGCAGACTTGAGGGGCTCAGACTTGAGGGGTGCATTCTTGCTGGACGCAGACTTGAGGGGTGCATTCTTGAGGGGTGCATTCTTGAGGGATGCATACTTGAGGGGCGCAAACTTGGGGGGCGCAGACTTGAGGGGCTCAGACTTGAGGGGTACATTCTTGAGGGATGCATACTTGAGGGGTGCAAACTTGGGGGGCGCAGACTTGAGGGGCTCAGACTTGAGGGGTACATTCTTGAGGGACGCCTACTTAAGGGACGCAAACTTGGGGGGCTCAGACTTGGGGGACGCATACTTGAGGGGCGCAGATTTGAGGGGCTCAGACTTGAGGGGTGCAAACTTGAGGGACGCAGACTTGAGGGACGCAAACTTGGGGGGCTCAGACTTGAGGGGACGCAGACTTGAGGGGTGCATTCTTGAGGGGTGTGTACTTGAGGGGTGCAAACTTGGGGGGGCGCAGACTTGAGGGACGCAGAAATCTTTTTTCAACCTGATCTTTATATACTTAAATCCCTTTGGGGGCAAACTCACTGTTTGGAAATATACGGTTGGCGACAAGACACCCTATCAAACTGCGGTTTATGAGGTTGGTAAGGATTATAAAGAAGATGAGCTTGATACCAATGAGCTTGAAGCGTGTGGTCAGGGGTTAAATGTGGCTACCTTACGATGGTGCTGGCAAGATTCTAATGGCAAAGATAGTGTAAAATTCTTGAAGTGTGAGATTTGAGGTAAACTCTCCCGATGATATTGTAATTCCTCTCAATACCGAGGGTAAATTCAGGGTAAAGAAACTGAAAGTGATTGCTGAACATACAAGAGAAGATGTTGAGAAGATGCTGCTGGGGTATTCAAACCCAAGGAGATAAAAATGAATAAAAAACGATTTGTAGAGATTAAAGAGCATATCCAAAGGTGTAAATCCTGTGTTGGCCTAGATATTCCTCAAGATGAACTTGTCCGTCTTATATCTATCGCCGAGGAACTTCTTGTCGAAGTAAAAAACCGGGAAGAAGAAATGGGAACCTGGGTTACTTTATAAGCGTTATTATTGGAAGAAAGGGGGATGATGAAACTTGGAACGCAGATTAAGTTAGCTGATGGAAGGGTAGGAACAAAGGAGGATTTATGACAGAAAAAATAATTAATGAGTCGAGGATAGAAGGCGATTTGATCTTTGATGGGAAGATAATATTTGTCAATGATTGCTATGTGACAGGTAATGTCAAGGCAGGAAGGGGGATCGAGGCAAGAGAGTGGATCGAGGCGGGAGAGGCGATCTGGGCGGGAGGGGGAATCGAAGCGGAATGGGTTTTTAGTTTTACTTTTTCCGTTTCCGCGAAAACCATTACTACCAAATTCCTCCCGTTCTGGCGTAATTATTGGGCGGAAATGCCTCCGTTGAAGAAGTGGAGAGAGGACATTATGAATGACGAAAAGTGTTGGGGTGATTATCCAAAGATGCTGACAAAGAAGGAGAAAGAGGAAATCTGTGCTTGGGACGGCTGGCACTGGATTTTGCGAGCACAGCTGGAAATGTATCTAGGGTTAAAGAAAGAGCACGTTATACAATAGAGAGTAAAAGATGGAAGGAGAAAACATGACAGGAGAAAAATTTGAAAAAATAGTTAAGGCCAGGGCCGAACAGCAAGTCCAAAAAAAGATCAGGGAGTTTAAGAAAAAGTGCTGCGCTGCCGCCAACGAGCTATATCGTCTTCATGCAGATGCGATTCATTTTAAAGAATATCCCGAAAAGTGGAAGGTGTTCTTTTTCATACTGGCGAGCACAAACAACACCAAGGGCTGGCCCAAAGAATTGTGGGAAGATGAGGAGGATCTTGTTACAAACGAACTTCTTGGCACCCTTCCGACCAGGACAGAATCCCCGGTGACTCCCTCCCCGGAGAGCTTCATCACAGACGAAGAAATTGAGAAGGGAAAAGAGAGAGACAAAAAGGAAGGATTTGTTAAGAAAGCAGATCACTATTTAGATACTCAAACTAGCTTGCAGTGGTCACTTGAAAATGCTGGACCCATGGACTGGGATAAAGCTATGGCCTATGCTCAGTCGCTGGGGAACGGTTGGAGACTCCCCAGTATTGAGGAACTGAGAAAAATAAGAGACGGAAAATTACATGATCCGGTAACTCTGTTGCCGGGCATGTTGTCTAAGTGTTACTGGTCGGGTACCACGAACGCAGACAGTACCGACTATGCCTGGAGCGTGTACTTCTACTACAGCAGTGCGCTCAACCCTAAGTCATACGACTATTACGTCCGTTGCGTTCGTGACGGAGGGGAGTAGATACACTACAATATCTGGTGATGATCCGGGCAAACCAACCGCACCCCCCGGAAAGATGTTTGCGGCTGTTTAATATACCAATGCCGGAACTAAGGAATCTTATTAAAAGGAGGAATGAAAATGTGTAAATTTTTCAGCTGTAATTCAGATGGTGGTGGAGAGCTGTTCTATTTTAATTGGGAGCTTCGCAAGAAGATGCTGTCTGGTGAGATAAAAAATTACGAACCGGACTCCCACACGTCCATAGCTGACTACTTCGGTTACAAAGGGGAAAAGGAAGACTCGATGAACAAATACGAATACAACCCCCTGACTGGTAAGTTTGTGATTGATCAACTAAACACCACTGACGATAATAGGATTGTTCAAAAGCAACTAGATAATTTTGATTGGAAAACAATTGTAGAGCCGTTAATCATTAAGCCAATTATTCATCCATTCGAGATGGATGCACCCGAAATTACTCCAGAAATAGTTGATTTAGTAAAAAAGTGGGCTTCGGTCAGGGATTCGACCAGGAATTCGGCCAAGGCTTCGGTCAGGGATTCGACCAGGAATTCGGCCTGGGCTTCGGTTTGGGATTCGGTCTGGAATTCGGTCGGGGATTCGGTCGGGGATTCGGTCTGGCATTCGATCAGGGATTCGGTCGGGGATTCGGTCTGGCATTCGATCAGGGTCTCTGCCTGGGCTTCGGTCTGGAATGCGGTTTGGGATTCGGTCTGGCATTCGGTTTGGGATTCGGTCTGGTATTCGGTCAGGGCTTACTTTTCATCTTTCTTTGATATTGATTACGGATATGATTTCTCCCCGGTGGTTAGATTGTGGGAGATAGGATTGGTTTCATCTTTTGATGGGAAGCTATGGAGATTGCATGGTAAGCCAAACGGTAAGGTATTATGGGAAGGAAACTTAACTTAGGGGAACTGGGTGATTGGTCTTTCAGCTAGTAGAAGTTTGGTCTAACTAAAAAAGGAGAGTAACATGAAAAAGCTTTATAACGTGAGCGTAAGCATAGAAGCTAAACTTACTAGGATTTGGGAGCTTAACCAAATGGTAGAAGATGACCTTGATGTTGCTTTAATGAAAACGGATCTTGGAAACTACAGTACAGTTGATTTTACCGTAGACATAATCGACACTGACGAGGGAATTAGTGTTAACGGAAACGTCAACGTGTATGATATCCCTGCTGAGTCTAGGGATGAAGCTGAAGTAATGGTCTACCAGCTCCTAAAAAAAGCCGGTATTAATATTGGTCCTGGTGGTTTACTAGTTATAGAAAAAAGTGAGGATAACAAGGATGAGTAGTTATGGCTAAACAATTGAAAAACGTCGACGTGTATGCTATCCCAGAGGAACTAGATGAGATGGAGCAAATGATTTTCTTAAATGGGAAGATACCTCTTGTAGATTATGTAAGAATAGTTATTAACGATGCGGTAGCTAATCTACCTTATGATGATTACGTGCTATTTGTTAAGTCACTGTTTCTGGCTTTGAGCAGGAACAAAGCTAAGAGACCTGAACAGTCAAAGAGAAGAATGATTGCGGATTTACAAATGATAACAGGAATAGCTTTAAAGAAGATACAGCATAACAAAAGAAAACTTTTTCCTAAGACAGAGGGCATAACTATGGACGACCTTGTTGATTTTACCGCAGACATAATTGACACTTTGGAGTCCTTCAATATTTAAATAAGTTGTAAACAGGGGGGTACTAGAATGTACAATGTAATTTCGGGAGAGGTTTTTGAATTTAAATACGACGATGTCTTCAAAATGACTATTACCCTTTTTGGTCGGCAGGGAGACAGAATACCGACAGAGTCATTGGTAGAAAAACTACTTAGCACTTGTATGTTGTGTGAAAATGTTAAAGATAGTATCAGGGAGTTAAGCTTGCTGGACTTAGCTTATTGGCTGCACCATAATGAATTTCCTAGATGGGCGGCTGCACATGACAAAGAACTATTTCCCACAAGAGAAATTGTACGTAAAGCCTTGAAAGCCATTGTATCTGCCGAAAATGATCAGAAGTTATTCCCTCTAGAACTCTACTTTGATGGGTAGAAACTAGTAAAAGGTGGTACTAGTGGATTACAAAGAAATAGAAGACTCAATTTCCAAGGAAACTAACTATGGAGGGAATATAGGATGAGATCAGCATATCAAGCTTGTTATTTAGCTTTGGTATAGTTTTTGCTGTGAGTAAATACCTAGCAAACTAGTTGAAGGAAATACAAAAGGGAGGTAAAAATGTCGTTTAGCTGTACGGATAAGTACCTAACTACTGATTCGAGAGAATTAGCACATATTTTATTTGAGAACTCTCTGAATAGCATGCTTACAGGTGTGAATCTAGTTCAGTCGCTGGTAAGGTTGCTGCAAGCAACAGAGAAACCAGCAAAACTAATTGAAATTATAAGATTACTAATCTCAGCAATTATTCATAAGATTAATGATCTGCAAACACATGTCTATAAGTCAGAAATGATTGAATCTGGATCCGGGTCAGGGATGGTTGCGATAAATAAGTTTTTTGTCATATCATCCTTGAGTAGTTTAGTTGAATCACTAGAATCTATGTATAGATCTTATAACTCAGAAAGAGTACTTAGTAGCGAGGGAATGCTTTTCCCGGCTAGAATAGTTAATTACTAGGAGTAATCATGCCAGTATCATTAGAAGATCTGGAGGCATACTTGGAGCAAATACCTAAGGAAAGATTAACTACTGATTCGAGAGAATTAGCACATATTTTATTTGAGAACTCTCTGAATAGCATGCTTACAGGTGTGAATCTAGTTCAGTCGCTGGTAAGGTTGCTGCAAGCAACAGAGAAACCAGCAAAAATGTGGTTTTACTTTAGAGGTTACCGCTACGAAGATTTACCTCTAGATGGAACAGCACTCAATTATTGTTATGAAGTACCTCATGCAATTGTAAGCAGCTTATCTGATGAACTATTTGGGGAATCACTAGACAGTATATATTCTGGAGTAGACAACATGTCTGAGCTTGTCTCTAAAGTGATAAAGCTAAAAGAGCCTAGTAAAGTAGTTGAATTTATTAAATTAATAGCTGCCTCCCTAGCCTTTAAGCAAGACGATCTAAGAACAAACCCTACAAAGTATGTAGAGAACACTAATTTTCTACTTTTAGAGAGATTCGGCCCAGATAATATCCAGATGGTTTTACGGAATGAGGCAGATGCCCTAGTGCATATAATCGAGACATACAGCTCTGAGCGGTTAACCCACAGCTAGAATAATTAAGGAGGAAAAATTCGGATCTACTATCTATGACCGTGAGCTGTCAGACGTATGGCCGCAAACAGCCAGGGAATACTTTGAGGAGGGGAAATGAATATACTAGCTGCACAGGGTAATATCAACCTTAATGAATACCTTGACCACCCAACAGAAGACCAGCAGACCAAACTAGTAGAGGGAGAACTAAGATGCTTGAGTTAGAGCAGCAAGATAGTATAGATCTAGAGGAATTCCTAGCCTTACCCACTAGAGGTGAGCCGTTATATACCTTTTGTGACAGGCCCGCCCGACTCCTCGCACCAGTCTGCAGCTATGCTTTCGCCAATGAATCAATACAGAGACTAGAAAAGAAGCTGTTTCCAGACATTGCGGATCCAAGCCCAGCAATAAAGAGAATAAGAACACTAGCCAGGAATCTCATGCAGACAGAGTCTGGCGATAAGCTGGTCAGGAAAATAGTGCTGTTGTACGTAACCGTGCATAAATTCAACTGGAATGTCAGCTTTACCAGAGCTACAAGCCTTATGGGACTAGTCGAATTAGAAGTTGAACTGTATAAGCTAGCAGTAGTCTGCACCTCAGAACGCAGCTCCAATAAGCTGCTGTTCCCTCTAAAACTAGCGGAAGGAGAACTAAAACTAACATGAGAATCTACTTCACAGCCGACCTACACCTCAATCACTGGACTACTGAGGATAGGAACATCATAAAGTACTGTTCCAGGCCATTCACTACCATAGAGGAGATGAACCAAAATCTAATCACTAACTGGAACAGCCTGGTCCAGCCGGAAGACCTAGTCTATCACCTAGGGGATTTTTGTCTCCGTACCAGCAAAGAACTGACAGCAGGGCACTGGGAATCACGGCTTAACGGCAAAATAGTTCACATCCTAGGCAACCATGATTATAATAATAAGGTCAGAGGTCTCCAACAAGCCGTAATCAGGTTCTCCAAGCAGAAAGCACTCCTAGTCCACTACCCACCTACAATGATAGAGGAAATACCAGACTTCTGTAATATAGTCCTCTGCGGCCATATCCACCATCATTGGAAGACCAAGTACCTAAAGGATAAGCTCCTAATCAATGTTGGTGTAGATGTCTGGGACTATAAACCTGTGAGCATAGACCAGATCCTAGCAGAGATACAGCGGACGCCTAATAATATCATTATAGATGAAACCTCTCCTAAAGCTCATACTCACACAGTTTCCATCCCAAGCTAAATCTAGTATCTAACAGATGTTAGATAGTCTAACAATCGTTAGATAGTATGCTGAAGCTCAGGAGGTGAGTGTAAGTATAGTCCCAATATAGCTTAATTCAAGGTATAAGGAGGGTAATCACTAGTTTAAGCTACTGTAAGTGTTCATAATGCTTAAATAAATTGGGTATGAGTACAGTTGGGTGGAAGCTCCAGTTAAGCTAAGCTAAGTTATTAAAATAACTAGTAAAGTTAAGGAGTTAATGATAACAGGTAGTATTAGCTCTAGTGAGTGATAAGCTAAGTCATTAAAATAACTAGGATAGTTTACTAGTTAAGGTACTAGTAAAGCTTAGGTATAGGATGGAGGGGAGTATTATATCTCACTTAACTCCCTTAAACTTAAGGAGAATTTATGCTACAATATTATTACACTATAACTCTGGACACTTCCCCAGACACTCTAACCATTTACCCTAGCACTGCCGACACTTCCCCAGACACTCTAACCATTTACCCTAGCACTGCCGCCACTTACCCTAACACTCTAGCCCCTCAAGTCAATGACTCAAGCACTCGCGCTTGCATCTCAGCAAGGACTTTATTTAACATTGACCCTCTAACTAATCAAAAATTTAGGGAGAGTGATCTTCGCCTAATCACTGAAGCTATAACGAAGCATGGTGGCTTAGAGATGCTGGAGAGAGTTATACTATTCTGGGAAGGGTGTGGGTGGGGGCTTTATCTTAGATTCCTTTCTATGCTGAAGATGGCAGCTCACTTTGCTCTTGGACTAGCTAGTACTGACTTTACCTTAATTGATCAGGTGTTGGCATTAGCTATTAAGCTGCAGATTGAGGGGATTAATGGTAAAGATAAACTATTTCCTCTAAGACTAGGAAGGTAAAGTACTGAAAATACTAGAAGAGAAGAATAAACTATTCCCTAGGAGGTATTTTCTATGGTAAGAACTTATTATAATCCCCTATCTAGATTTAGCTATCAAAAACCACAGCTTGATATTGCGAAGGAGCGTATATCTTGATAGCCTTATTAGAAATAAACATGGACATAGCCTGATTTGGGAGTTGGGGTTAGTGGAGCTAAGCTGCCGTCGTCTGATGCTCGGGGAGACTCCACGTCGGTACTTTGGGCACACCCAAGACTATGAAAAATACTCAAGATTACAGTCGCTTGCAGAAGATAAGCTGAAAGAGTGCATGCCTATTGAAGAGGAGAAGAAGCTATTTCCTAAAAGGAGAGTCAAATGAAAAAGATGCTAGTGATGTTAATGCTAATAGTTGCTCCTTATACAGCTCAAGCTGCGTCTTATGATGAGCTGTGCAGTGGAGTGCTGCTCCAGCTGAATAAGTATGGCATAGATGTTGAAAAGGTCTTGGTGGTAAATATAGCTGCTGGGAAGGTTCTAGGGATTGAGACTATCAACAAGATAAACCCGGAACTACATGAAATACTTGCAATATCTACAATAGTAGTGGCTGCACTAGTTAAGGAAAGCGGCAGGAAAATAGACCACGTTGTGCTAGGTCCCTTGACTTTTAATGTAGAAGGAGATGTGAGGACTTATAGGTTCACATCTTCCATGCAAGAGATATGGGTGTTAGTGGGTAAATACTACGGTGAGGGTGCCCCTCCCGATAAGGAGCTCCAGAAGATTTGGCATCCAGTTGAAGAGGAAGACTAGGAGGGCTATATGCCCTCTTTTTTTTGATTAACCTATAGTACCTAATCACACTTGAGCACCTATAGTGAATAATCCTTCTCTGTTTTCACTAAATCTCCGAGTGTGAAGGCAAAAAAAGGAACTAGGTATATTCGTACCGATATAGTACATTTCACTAGTGACTGGAAAAAAGTACTTGAGAAAAACTCTATATTCACTAGTAATATCACTAAGATATTAGCCTTTATCCACAAGAGGTATATTCGTACCGATATATCATATTCCACTAGTAATTTGAAAAAAAAAGTGGAGTTGTATACAATAAGTTTAGTTTACTAGTTATTACAATAGCTTACACTAGCATAATCTATGGTGTCTCGACGGTGAGCTATGTTAAGTACCTATAATGTATAGTATATATTATGCATGACCAGCTTTGTGTATAGCAATACATTACTATAAGTGCTTATTACCTCAATGCAAAAAAAGAGGGTGCAGATTTGACCTCCAGTTGGGTCTCCCTCTTGCTGTGACCCCTGGGCTATCACCTCCAGGGGGCACAGCCACAGAGCTCATACAAGCTCTGTCCTTACTATTCTTATACCATAAAATGTATCATACCCCGCCCCCATACCAATATGCCTAGTATCAAGCTAAAGCTATAGCATAAGCATAGATAGGTGATAGCTAGAGCATAGTGTAGTTAAGCATAGCCAAGGACTTTGACCTATAAGTTAGTGGGGGGTATAGTATATGGAAATGTGGAGTATATATTACATACCATGTAGTTCACGATTAGCTCCTCTCCTATAGCTATATTTTTTTTTAGCTCCACTAGTCCCTAGCTCCACTAGTCCCTAGCTCCACTAGTCCCTACTAGCTCCTAAAAGTCTAAAAAAATTTTATAGTTTACTATAGCTCCACCCCTAGTAACTAGCTATAAGTAGTTGATATCTAAAGCTTTTCACTAGTATACTACTTAGTAGTAACTAGTTAAGTAGTGAATATTCCTAGAGAATATGGGACCCGTCGGTATGGATATACCAATCTCAAAAAAAATTTTGAGTTTCGTAGGTTTCAAACCCCAGCGCTTAAGTGGGCGGCGGGGGCTTAAAATCTGATTTTCTTGAGGATGGATTTAAAGAGGTCGCGTCTAGTCTTGTTGGTGGATTTTATGTGGGACAGTAGATTAACTATCTCATTACCGCTTTTTGTATGAGATATAGATTGCCAGAATGGTTTGTCTAGTAGCTTCATTGGTTTTATCTTGGCTGCTTTTATAGCGTCTCTTTGTACAGCATATTCTTCTACTAGTTTTCCTAGATTACCTAAGCCAGTGTAGCGGAAGAAGGGTTTATTCCTACTAATTGACATCCGGTGATAGAACGGCTTGTCTATATATCTTTGGGCATGTCCTAGTTCATGAAGCAGCATTAACTTCTTGGTTTGTGCCGGTAAGTTATGACGATAGATTATTGATACTCGATCAAAGCCTGGTGCTTTTGGAGGCATGAACCTGCGTTTGCGTGTAGGAAGTGGTGTCACCCACTGTACTGTTGCCCCTGTGCTCTCAAAACCCGCGAGACGATCAAGGTGAAGTCCAGATACTGGCTGTACTACATTCTTATAGTATGGGAAGTACTCCCTCTTGAGCTTAGCTTCTTTTTCTAGTAAGTATTTGGCTTGCTTGTATATTCTGTCTTTCATTAGTTTAATTATAGTATAAAACCTATAGAAAAAAAAGAATAGTGCAGGAGGAGGTTATTTCACCCCTGCAGAGGGTTCATGTCCTCCACAGGGGTTAATACCCCAGAGGGGTGCCTGGGTATAGTCCCAGGTAGGGCTGGCGCCCGGCCCCTGCATCAGCCGGGTACATAGCTCCCATTCACCTCCTCCTGCACTATTCTTATACCATATTTTACTAAAAAAAGTAGTGGGGGCTTATGCCCCCCACTACTTAGAACTCCTCGACCTTTGAGGTCGAGGAGCTCGTGAACTCCAGCCCCTTCCCGTCCGGCCGGGTCGCCCGGCCGGACAGCTCGACGGAGGATACTGCCGACCCCGCCGAGGGGTCGGAGATTTTCGTCCGCCCCTCCACCTGGAGGGAATATCCCATCCCCGCCCCCTCCAGGCAGAATCCTTCCTCAGACACGGTCAGCTCGACCGTGTCTATTTCGTATTTTCCCCCGTTCGTTGTAATTGTAATCATTTTTCCCCTCCTCTGTCCTTTGTAGGAAGAGCCTATCTCCTCCTACACTATTCTTATACCATATTTTACTAAAAAAAAATGGCTAAGCTTCGATGAGCTTAACCACTCTGTGGTTTAAGAGGAGGTGATTATTAGCCCCTCTACTTAAATTATTTTAGTACTAGTTTCATCCCTCCTAGTAATAACATTAGTTAACCTGGTTAAGGTTCTCATGTGAGTCCTTATCTTTTTAGCATCCTCCTTCTCCAGGAGATCGAATGGCTCCTTTGGGTAACTAATGCCTTTGCAGAAATCATCTGTGGCTTTGCTGAAATATCCCTCACGATTAGTAGAGCAGCTTGCCCTGGAGATGTGTTCGGATAGGATGCCGTTAAACTTGTCGTAGTCAGCTAACAACCCATAACTATGCAGCAGATCACTTAGCTCTCGACAAAGAGCTATAGCACAGGTTAGAGGAGGATTACAAGTGGAGCTGTCTTTGACTCCGCATAGCTTATTATCTACAAATGTTCTGCAACAGGCTCCCCTGCACTCGTTTCTACAAAAGTCCCTGATCCCAGACTTCTGCATGAAGTTATTAACTTTTTCTAGTGCTTCATCATAAGTAAGCTCCATTACTATTTCCTCCAGTTTAAAATAGGTAGTTCCAGATTACTTTTTCTATTCTGGTCAACCAATAGGTTGCTACAGCGGATATTGGAAAGGCTAAAACCCAGATGAAAAGTAGCGTTACTATAGATAACACGTGTTGAAGTGTTTCTTTACTCCTAGTTTTCATAGGCTCATCCCATCTCGTCTCTCTTCTTTCTAATAATATCTGTCATTGAACCGACTTCCATAACCAAAATTTATTTGAATCTAATCTTCGTTCCTATCCATTCAGTGTCTGCACCGCTAAGAATTTGCAGTCGTGTTTTCTTTGGAGTAAGTCTTATCTCAACAAAACCTTCTCCCTTGCGATTTGAAATACGATAAACAGTTCCTATCCGCTTGTCATTATTGACAAGACAATCGATTTGAAGATTATCATTTACTACCTCTAGCATCCCCTCTCTTTCTTTCGATAATTGGTATTTTATTCCCCTAATTCATCGATTTTAAAGTATGCTCCCGGATTATTATGGTTTACCGCTTTTATGCCGGGAGCGAAGCAACCGAAGCTCGCAAGCAACGGCGGCCCAAGGTTCGCCAGGCCATGAACCCTGGCGTTGGCCTTGTTCTTTAGCACACCTCATGGAGATACTCTAACAGGAGCCGTCGCTGTAGCCATTGCCGTAGCCGTCGCTGTAGCCGTCGCCGCTGCCATCGCCGTAGCCATTGCCGTAGCCATTGCCGTAGCCATTGCCGTAGCCATTGCCGTAGCCGTAGCCATCGCCGTAGCCGTAGCCATCGCCGTAGCCATCACCGTAGTCGGAGCCATTGCCGTAGCCGCAACCGTCGTCGGAGCCATAGCCGTAGCCATCGCCGTAGCCGTAGCCATCGCCGTAGCCATCACCGTAGTCTATGCTTTCCATACTGGCACCTCCCCTATAGACCTTTTTGCTTGTTCTGTTGCATGAATGATTTCGATTACCTGAGTAAGAAGGATACTGTCCACCTCACAGGGGAACTTACAATTATTTGGATGTTTTACCCCCTCCATGGCTAGCTGTGAGAGGGAAGCCGCCCCCGACCAGTACCATAGGCGGCGAGCATTCTTCAACTCTACCTCCTGGCCATCCCGGTTTGCCAGATATCCAGCGAACACCCCAGCAGAGTATGTCCTAGCAATGACGTATGGCATACCCTCTACCTGGACATCTTTCCGCACATAGATGTTTCCATTGATGTTTACTTCTCTGCATTCACTCATTGTTCCTCCTTTCTTCCGATAAGACTAATTATAAGGTCAATCCACGACCCGATAGTCAAAGGGAATCCAGCCGTTAGCTACGGCCTCCAGGTGTTCCCTTACCTCCTCATGTAAAAAGTCTCCTCCCCCCAATATCTCCTTGGCTTTCTCCTGAAGCCACTCTGCGGTACTCTTTGATATACTCCTAAAGGTTTTTTCATACTGTGGATAGAGCATCTTCTCATAATCGAGCAATCTCATTGGCTTACCATCACAACTCATCCACTTGGAAATGAACTCCCACATGATGCAACTGGCCTGAAACCCCGTAATCCCACCCTGGTTTGGGTCGTGGTTTATGGTGTGAGCTGCCGCTAGAGCCGCAGAAGCAACCGCATGACAGATGGTTCCGTAGTCGTGGGTATAATCTTGCGTTAGTTTTCGCATAAATTCAGGCAACTTCTCGATGGTCATATCATTTGCCTCTCTATACCACTCTTCGTGGATGCCACTTTCTTCTGTTATCTCTTTTGCCATGATCTCTCTCCTTTCTTCCGATAACAAACCTTATTCCCCTTTTCCCAATTCCTTTTTAATTTGATCGTAAAGTATTTTTAAATTTTCCTTATCTCCGATGGTAATATTATCTAGGCAACGGTTTAGTCCGCTTTTTCCCTTAACCATAATATGTAGAAAATACAGCTCATCTGTTTCTGTTAATACTGGCTCAAACTTCATTTGTCCTCCTCGTCGTTTCGATATTCATATCATTACCAAACAAATAACCATGGGTCCCCGAGAATAAATGATGATATACCATACACGCCTGACACACTCCCGGGTCATTCGGCCCTTTTCCACCACAGGAACACTCCTCATTACAAGCCATACTTACCTTTCGTTTAAACTCATCGTAAATCGTGTCCCTAATTTCATTTTCTTCCATTTTGTTCCTCCTTATCTGTTCCCTCAAGAAATTGATGTATTTCATCACATAAATCATCTAATTCAGTCAACGCAAATAAAACCTGACAATTACCGTTTGGTCTTTTAACAATATACTTCTTAAACAAGCTCTGAATGCATGGTTTGTTCATTGTTTGCTACTCCTTACGATAACGAACATTATGTTTCTTGTAAAATTCCAATCATGTTTTTATTCGTATTCATAATTGTCCTTCTCAATATTATTGATACTTACAAATAATCACGTCACTCTCCGTCACGAACGCAGCGGACGTAACCGTTACCGGACTTACTACTGCTACCCATATAGCCATCGCTGAAGTAAACGTCATACGCATAGTCGGTATTGATGGCGTTCGTGGTACCCGCCCAGTAATACGAGAATTTCGTATCCGGAAAGAAGGCAGTATCAATCGCCGGATTGTACTGGGAATAATCCACGATTGAGACCAGCTCCGCCACAGTAGGGAGCCTCCAATCGCTATAACCACCCAGTTCTAACCCCTTAGCATATTCATTAGCTTCGTCCCAGTTTCTCCGCTTACCATCATCCTCTTGCTGCCATACGAGACTAGTTTTGTTGTCAGTAATAGTCCCGTCATTATTATCTACAAATCGTTTTTTATCCATTCTTCCCCTTTCTGTCCTATACTATAAGAGTAATTAACACCTATTTCCCATTATCACCCCTTTGCCCTCACACACTGGGCAATCTTTAAGGGGTTCATTTATTCCTATTATGAGTTTTTCTAGAAATTGGTCTATGTTGTCCTGAAGGTCTTGTTGATCTTTCCCCTCAAAGGGTTTAATTGGGGTATAGCCCCGATAGTTTTCCGGGGAGTAGGTCATTTCGTAAATCTTAAGCTGTCGGTATCGTCGCGTCTTAGTTTCGGTTCTTGGTTTCTTCCTTTGCCTACCGCTACCCAATCTCTCGACTTCGTATTCCTCTGGTTTTGCTAGTTCTATTTTCTTTACAACCTCAAAACAGAAATTATAATCGGAGGTAATTTCCGCATATTGAGGATTGATATTACTCTTAATATATTGTCTGACAATATCATACGATTGCTTTGAACTAAGCCTAGAAGGTCGGGAGGGTAAAATCAGCGATGGAAATAATATTTGATCAAGCAATTGGTGGTCTATGTCTTTTTCGGTGATTGTATTTGCTCTTTGTTCAAGCATGATCGGATAGGCAAAACCGTTAAACTCCTGTACATTGTCAAATTCGACCATATCAACAATCTGAAAATCTATTTTCGCGGTTTTTTTCGGGGGTATATCACTCTTAAGTTCATATAATGACCGAAGATGGGTAAACTCGGGCAACCAATCCCCACACTCATCTGTAACCTCAACACTTAGAGATTTTGGGATTTTATCCGAGGCAAGAGAGACATCCTTCAATTCATATCTAAAATTGGTAGAAGGAGGTTGCACTTCACGGGAAATTGATTTTGGTTCCTCTTTAACAAAAACCCAATCTTTATGAAAGGTAGGCATCGGACTATGACCGTCAAAAGAAAATTTCAAGAGTGGAGATTTAGACGAATATTGACTATCTGAATATTCAGACAAATAAATACCCCTTGGCGTTTTAATCTCAATTAATTTTAATAGCATTTATCTCCCTTTCTAAAGTTTATTCAGCAACATCTAATTCATCTTGTATTTGTTTTTTTAATATCAATAAATTTTCCTTGTCTCCGATATTAATAGTATCCAATCTATTCTCAGTTCCACGTTTACCAGTAACATAAATATTTATAAAATACAGTTCACCCATTTTTGCCATAACTGGTTCAAACTTCATTTGTCCTCCTTAATTACATATTCGTTTCTTAACCCTAGATACATTTCCAGCTGTGCTCGCAAAATCCAGTGCCAGCCGTCCCAAGCACAGATTTCCTCTTTCTCCTTCTTTGTCAGCATCTTTGGATAATCATCCCAACATTTATTCTGATCAAGAATTTCTTTTCTCCATTTTCTAAAAGGAGGCATTTCCGCCCAGTAGTTACGCCAGAATGGGAGGAATATGGTAGTAATCTTTTTTGCCGAAACATCGAAAGTATAACTAAAAATATATCCTGCCCTGATTCCCCTTCCTGCCTCGATCCACTCTCTCGCCTCGATCCACTCTCTCGCCCTGATCGCCCCTCCCGCTTCGATTCCCCCTCCCGCTTCGATCCCCCCTCCTGCCCAGATTCCCCCTCCCGCTCTGATCGCCTCTCCCGCCTCGATCCACCCTCCTGCCCTGATTCCCTCTTCCGCTTCGATCCACCCTCCTGCCCTGATTCCCTCTTCCGCTTCGATCCACCCTCCTGCAGTGATCCCTCCTCTTGCCTCGATCTCCTGCCCGATAATCTTACCAGTTACATAGCACCCAACTTTAAACGTAATCTTCCCATCGGAGACTACGTCTCCCTTAATCCTCGACTTACTAATGATTTTTTCGTTCATAAATCCTCCTTTGTTCCTACCCTTCCATCAGCTAACTTAATCTGCGTTCCAAGTTTCATCATCCCCCCTTTCTTCCAATAAGAGCAATTATTTATACATTTCCCCATGCCTCGGTTAATCTTTTATTGTGATCTTCTCTTGCTTGCGACTCCGCTTTGACCTTCTCTGCATTCTCTCTAGCCGTTTCTTCAATCTTGTTTTCTTTTTTTTCTATTAATTCAGCTAAAAACAGAATGATTTTAACTACCCAAGGACCATCTTTTATCCATTTACCGTTTCTCCAAACTTCTATTAATTCCCCGTTCTTGGGTTTGGGCATGGCGTTTCCACTGGTGGTCGAACTTTGACAGCCAGCTTGGATTTCTGTGTGTGGATCGGAGCAAATGAAAATCGAACAAGAATTATCTACATGGTGATAGTCAACCAATAAAATCCCAGCCTTGAAATAACAAAGCCTAACTGCCCGGTATGCCGATCCAGAGCAATTTGTTAATCCCAAACTACTTAATGAATGAATAAAACCGCTCATTTTGCTTCTGCTACTTAATAGCGTATTTGATTCCATTCTTCTTCCGTTGGCCCTTGCTGGTCTGACATTGGTTTATTCTTCCCCTTTCCACGGTAATTGTGTAGAATCACTCCCATTTCGAAATAATCCTCCAGGCGGCCGCTCGTTTTCATCGTGTAATTTATGATCTAACTCAATGGCGGCTGGCAAAACCTCGTCAGATAAATACTGAATAACCTCGGCCACCGCAAAAGCATGACTATGTCTCCTTGCGGTAAAGCTCCGCTCGAATTTCACATCTAAAATCTCTGCAAAACTGCCTCTGATGTCAATACTTATCTCTCCCATGTTTCTCCCCTTTCCCTTTTTTCTTCGTCAATCACCGGTTCATACTCCTTCATTTCCCCTCCAATTTCGGTAATCGTTTCTCAACTAAACCTAACTCCATCCCCAGGTTTACAATGTCATTTTGTAAACCTGTCTGCCACCCCACCTGAATAACATTCCCATTGCAATCCAAAATCCTCATCTATTGTCTGACTAGATATTCTATCGTTCCATTATCCCAAAGTATGGCCCTGACAAATTTCGAAATATGGATGTTTTCAAGTTTATTCATCATACTAAATAGCATATTTGTTTTCTGTTCTCCATACTTACTGATCAGGTAGCTATGTCTTTCTTCATATGGAATATTACGGATGGATTCTATCATTTCAATGAATTTTGATTGAGAAATTTCTGTCAATGTTTTTTTAGGCATTAACCCTCCTGTTGTTATCATCTATCTTATAAGGTAATCTCAACACAGATGTTTCGGATTAAACCAGATTTCCAAGCTAAACATTTAAATTCTCCCAAGTTTTTCTTTCTTTTTCGTTCATGAGGTTGATATCTCTATTGTTCTCGTCCCACACTTCCCCCATAACGTCAACTAGATACTTCTTTAGGTTGTCTAGGGCTTCGCTTTTGGTTTGCCCCCATTGGGTGCATTGCCCGGCAGGACCAGTTGACCCACAACTAGCATAATATTTCCCGGTCATTGAGTGCTTTCTCACCACTACGTTTTTAATCATTTTTCTACCCCTATTTTTCTAGGCACTATTGACCATATAACTTATATTATCTACAATCACCCCTTAGGAAAAGAGGTCACTAAATTCCTGATCTGAATCAGCTATCTCCTTTTCTCTTAATTTTACCTCAATCTTAAAAAACTTATCAAAATATAAGCAAGCAATCCCATAAGCAGAGAAGCCCGCCTCTCCAGATTCCATTGGTATAATTCTATTTTCCGAGTTTTCAATATATCCTACAGCTTTACTACTAAATAAATAATTATCGAAAGAATAATATTCGTGTGGTTCTACGCCATATCGCACAATAATGGTTGGATGCTTTGACCTACACAAGTAAAGATCAATGTTCTTATGTGTTTTTCCATCTGTAGTTATAACGGCGGTTCCCTGAAATTCACAAAATGGACAATCTTGTGCATTAGGGAAGTTTGGTGTTTCTTTCTTTTCCATTTTACCCTCCCGTTCTTGGCACAATTCCCTAACCCTCGATACCGCCCCTAGTTTCTAGGGGCGGTAAGATAGTTAGTGAAGCCGTTCTACCATCTTTATAAATGTTGGGTAGTCCCACTCACCAACGTTTCCCCTCGGCCCGACCCAGTCGTGGTTGTAATACACCTCCCAAGCATGTACCCACGCCTGAACTTTCAGCCGAGCAAACACTAACATTTTTTGCCACCTGTTCATATCCCCTCCTTTCTAATAACGATTTTAAGTTTTTACTTTGTATTTAAACACTTATACCATAATTACTATTAACTAGAATAAAAAAAAGAGGCGGTTAAGGCCCCTTTTTATGTAACTAGTCTATTCTAGGTGGAAATAATAATTGGCTTTGCTCAGGAGGTGCATCTACTATTTCTAAATCATTCTCGGTTAAAAAGTTACGTTTAGACAGCCAATTCTCAACCAAATTAATTTCTAATACATCAACCCTGCCTCTTTTACTTTTAGTAATTCTGGCTAGTATTTGGGTAAGGCCACTATTATTATTCATCAGTAGAATATCCAACCAGTCTTTTCCTTTTTTGACTAGATACAGCTCACTTTCGCCTAGACTTAGAGGTAACTTTATTAATTTTGTTGTCATGAGGAGCAGCCTCCTGTAGTTTTAACCTCCTTGTCATACTTTTTGATGCTGCTTTATCTGAAAAGTCCATCCTTACTGAATTATCATGGCTGTAGTCCCGCTCGCATCGGAAATCAAATTCTATATGGCTGTCACTAAAAACATAGATATGTACCTTAGATTTTTCCTCATCATCTAGTACCTTCTCTTGACATAGTGGACAAACAACTGGAACGGTGGTGGAATCTATAATTTTAGTTTCTTTAAGCTGATCGGTGTCTTCATTTTTATGTTCTCTTACCTTTATTTTTAATCTAGTGTTTGGTGAGATTAAACCAAAGTGATCATCAGCATTATTCCAGTCCTCAAATAGTTGATGCTTAGAAACTTTAAGGTTGAACTCTACAAAATCAATATCTTTAGGCTCTCCACCTACTCTGGTATAATCAAACCCACCGTCAATATAACAAGCACCACATTCACAGCTTCTACAGTCATGCCTAGCTCTAGAGAAAACTGTGTAACCACACTTTTTGCATCTTACTCCGTAAAGTTTCATTTATTATCCTTTTCTATTTTTTTGTCAACTAGCTTGGAAAGCTCCCATTTATCATTATAACGAAGGTACAACCCTGGCTTGAACGACTGTGTATCTAGAACTATTTGGAGCGCTATTTCTGTTTCCCGGTGTGTTTGTTCTAACTCACTAACGGGCAAGTCATTGTCATCTTCTTCTATCGGTTCTCCGCAGTGAGGACAAACTTTTCTCTCGAAGCCAAGTATCTTAGCTAAATCAGACAGCACGTCACTATTTCCATAAGGTCTTTTGGGGTCTATACACGGGGCTCCAAATTCACAGTCATACCAGCTGACTACAGCATTTGTTAAAAGATCTATATGTTCTTTCGTTAGCTGAAACGTTTCTCCTAGCATTTGTTTATCCTTTCTACGTTAAGTTCTTCTACCGCCTACTTTAACTAGAAACTATATCCGCAAGTATTTTAGCGTATTTATTTCCCATTCCCAAACAGACTCCTCTTCTGCATCAGCAGACCCGTCACTAATTACTTTTACCCCCATGAATTATATAAGCAATATTATCATCGATAAAACCACTAGCAAAGGCTTCCAAGACGGCCTTCTCAAGTGTATCACCTAGGCCGAACCAACCATCTATGGGTTCTAACGATTCGGCGGCAAACCATTTATGCCCAGGTTTTAGTTTAACTAGGCTCTTCATTTTCTATCTCTTCCCAAGCTAACAAGTTTCTTCTTCGTTCCAAGAAGTCTTTTAGTTTAGTATAGTGTTTACCGATTGACCATTTAATTATAGGAGGGGCTGCGGTTATAATACCATCATCATTCACGTCTACCCCGCCACAAAAATAGTTAGTATTAATCCAGACTGATTTCATTGCCTCTAACTATTTCTTCTTTCTAGTTACTTTTTTTTTCACTACTGGAATTTCTTTTCCAGAAATGCTCCTAGGCTCATCGTAAATTACTAACATCCTCTCATGCATGTCTTTTGGAGGGTGTAAGTCCCAGCTAGTTCTATAACGAATAGCTTGGTAGATATCACAGGCTATTTGTGCTTCACTGGGAATAGAGTCTTCATAGATTCCATGATAAGCGTTTTCTGGCAGCTCAGGAAATAGTTTCTGCTTTAAAGCCTTTAATAGATAATCATTATAATGATGATATTTTAATTCACGCTGTTTCTTGTAGGGGATTATCCGTTCTATCATATCGAATTGACTTAGACACATTCTAAAATAAAATTCTAAAGCAAGTTTAGTTACTTCGGCTTGTTCTTTATTCAGCTCCAGTAACCACTTAGGTTCTTCTACATCTTTTTTCTCAGGCATAAACTCCTTTGATTCGTGAGCATGTTTCTTTTCTTCCTAACGCACTTTAGTCATATTCTTATTACAGGGAACAGCATCTTAACCGGTTTTTCTGATGGAAACAGCCTTTCTTTTGCTGTTTCCATATCAACTTGAATTAAAGCTACAACAGGCCAGACATAGTCATTTTTTTCTAGACGTACTTGTGTATTAAGCGGGTTGCTTGTCGTAGAACGCCTTATCGAACTAATTCGATCGATTGACCCAACATATTTGTCCATTGCTGTGGACCAATAATACATAGTCAAGTTTTTCCATCTGTGTAACATTCTAGGAGGTGGCTTAATAATTGCCACCAATTCACCAACCTTTAAGATATTAGCTTCCATCTTCTTTGCCCCCTTTTATCACTTTTAAAGGAAATAACATCTTAGTACTAGATCTATTGTCTATTTTGATTAAAGCACATGGTGGCCAGTTAAATCCTATATCTTCTAAGCCAACAATATTATCAACGCAAGCATCATGTGTTTTATCTAGGTATCTCACCACACACACTTTACCAACATGTCTGTCCATTCCCGGCGCCCATGAATCCTCGGCTTCAGCTTCCCACTGGAGCAATCTAGCTTCTGAAGGTTTTCTGATCAAAACTAAATCACCACGTTTTAAACAGCTATTTTCCATATGTACTCCTAAACTAGTTGAAAATACTATAAGTTTACTTATTTTTTGTTTGACCTTACGATCAAGCACTAGTAGGGTGGCACCACTCACATAAAAACTTTTCAACCAGGGCTTGGTTTGACAGCCTCTTGGCTAAGTTTAAAGAGTGGAAGTGACTTCTAATCACTACCAGTTTATAGTTGGAGCATGCTCAGATTCGCTATCTTCAGCCTTTTCTTGAAGAATATCAACAAGTTCTTCACAGGTAATAATAGCGTCTTCCTTGCCGCTAAACCGAAAAACCTCCTCCAACAAAATATTTCCGTTTCTCTCCTCTTCGAGAATAATACTTACTTTATAATTTTTATCCATTTTTCCTTTCCTCCTACATTTGAATAAAAAAGAGGTGGAGATCAATTGATCTCCACCTCAAACTTTAGATGGCACCTGGACGGGGACCCGGGCGGAGCAGGAGGTCCTCATCGCTCTCTTCTATGAGAGCTCCGGTTTCCCAATATTGCTCCAAGTCTTCGTAACTAATATTTCCAGGACAGTCGAGCGCGTCCCGGAGGCTGGCCCGCTCTCCGGGTAAATCCGGTAAACATCCTAAATATTGTATTTCCATATCCCCTCCTCACTGTTTGAAAGAAGAGATAATCTCTTCATTCACTATTTTTACTTATACCACTTTTATGGTATAAGTGAATTTAATTAGTATAGAATTTAACTTTTTTAACAAGGAGGACATCATGATAAAAGAAGTATTCGAATGTGATTATTGTGGAAGGGAAATTCAAGATTTATAGAATGAAAGCGGGTGGACAGCAATAGAAGACTTTGATAACCTAACTATCACTTATACTATGGGCAGGAATGCTGACGGATTACCAAGAACTAAAAGTCACAAAGTCCAATCGGACTCACTACACTTTTGTTCTACTGATTGCCTAGCAAACTTTATTAAGGAAGGAAAATAACATAGGAGGGAGGAATGTAATGGAAGAAGACAGAGAATGTCCTGGATGTGGTGAAGTTGTAGATAATGCTTATTTGTATTGTCCATTTTGTGGATTTGAGCTTTTGGTAAAGCACCGGTGTAAAGCTGATAACGACGTTACCATAATGTATCCGTCGGGATATATTTATTGCCCCCTTTGTGGTGGGTGCCTTCGAGATAATGATTCGTCGTTTGGAAACTAAAATGGAGGAACAATGGAACAAACAATAATAGAGAAAGGAGAATGTGAATGACTATTAACGAAGCATTAGTGCTTGTAAAGGCACTCCGTGGTAGGATGAACGAGCTCAGAGAAATTAGGAATGTATCCCTAGTTTCTAGAAGGTATCTAGCTGGAGAAGAAATGCGAGAAGTAGTCGAGCCCAGATATGACATGAAAACGTTGGATAAAATGATCGTAAGAATCGAGAACTTCCTTCTGAAGCTTGATGCTAAGATCAAACAGACCAACGCCTTGACAATGCTGGATGGAGTATCTGAAGAGGAAGCAGAAAAACTGATGGAGCCGATCGAAGATTAGTTTATAGTGGGAAGGTAGGAGTAGAGTTGTTAGAAAGAGTAAGAGCGTGGGTTAGCATACTAACTGATTGGAGTTTCTAGGGCAAACTTATAAATGACATAGAATTTGTTGTTGATTGTAGGTTGTGCCCAAATAGAACTCCTCCTTGTTGTTAGTTGTTGACATTTAGCTTCTACTTTTTCTTCAGCCTCTTTTATCTTCCCGCTTTTTTTTGCCAATGTCTGGTATAAGTAAATTATCAACTACAACTTTGGGGGTTTTAATGTTAAACGAGTGGGAAATATTGTCGTTTATAGCTGCAGGTTTTGAGCTTCTAGGTTTATTACTGCTAGGTATGAAAAAGAAAATAGGATTTATTTCTAATATAGGAGGAGGATTACTATGGATACTATTTGCTTATCTAAGCAGCGAAGCTAGAGGATTGTATCTAGTTTGTCCTACAGCGGTACTACTAAATATAAAGGGATATTTATTTTGGAGGAAGAATGAAAGCAACAGTAACTTATCTGTGTGGGTGTGAAGTCACAGCTTCAATAGATCAGATATTACCTAGCTGCTCTCTTCACGGTAAGCCTATACTAAAATTTATCTACGAAGGAAAACCTATTACACTGCAGGAAGCATATAGGTTAGCTCTAAAAAACAGTGTAGATTCTGATAAAATGATTGGTAGTGATACTGTGTTTACTAGTCAACCCTCACTTGAAAAACTATTAGTTAAGCTTGAAGAGTGCGGTTCTATTATTAAGGATTTATTTGAGGAACTAGTAGCAATCGAAAGACGGGTAAGAAAATTAGAGATAACTCAAATTAAACTAACTAAGGAGGTAAATGATGTCTAGAATAAAATGCAAGTTTTGTTATAATTATAATCCGGACTCAAAGAAATGCTTGATTAAGAAAACTACAGTGAGGTTAAATAAAAGCAGGAAATGTGAGTATTATAGAGAGGATGCTGTAGCAATAATGGAAAGATTGAATTCATTAGAAGCTACAGCTAGACGTTCTCCCACAACGTTTGTAAATTTAGAAATAACTGACGTAGTATAAGGAAAGTGAATAATGGAAAATTGTATCATGAAAGAAAAGGTTAAAGTTAAGCAAAGAAAGGTTTGGGCTAAGCCAAGCAAAATAATAAAAAGCAAAAAAGAAAAGTTAATGGAAAAACCAAGAAGAAAAGAAGCGTTGAGAAAAGAAATGAAAGGAGAAAATGGTGAATGAGGCAATCACTAGTAAAGAAGCTGGAAAATTCCACGAGGTTTCTATCCTATTTTCGAAAGAGCATGTTGCTGAGATAGTGAGCAAGTTTAGAACAGATACTGGGGTAGAGGAGTACGATAGAAGCGACGGGGAAATCCTCGAAGCTTTTATCTTTGACTTAGTAGAGAAGTGTGCCAATGTCGGTTTTATTGACAACACTGCAATAATGAAGACTTTGTTTTCAAACTAAAGAAAGGAGAAATGGTGATGAGGAAAACTTTCCTAGCGTTGTTAGTAGCTCTGGTTCTAGTGTTGGGGGTAGGTCCGCTATATGCTGATGAAGCTGCCGAAGCAGTTACAGGAACTGTTTTAGCTGAGGAAGATACTGGGGTTGTAGAAGCAAGGGAGTCTAAGTTTGGAGCTTGTAACGAAGACGGAACTATTTGTGCAGGCCCTTCAGCCTCAATCTTTGTCGGGCAGTACAACTGGAGCAACGATGAGTTTGACTTCGGGATGATTCCTGGTGTAGGCTATGGAATTAGCATTAAGACTAGTCCATTAGTGGACGTTGGTGCTGCCGTCTACGTGGCTACCAAAGTTGATGACCCACAAGCAGTTGATGCTATTCTAGTCATATCATACATGGAGTATGTTCGAGCTGGCATCGGGTTTCAAAAGACAGAGGGCTTAGACGTAAACGGAATATTTGTGTTCGGTATAGGTGCGGATTTGTTTCAATAATCTAAACGAGAAAGTGGTGTAGACTAAACTGGGCCTAAGTCGCCTGAGAACTTTGCTCAGGAATGTGGGTTCGACTCCCGCCGCCACTTTCTTTTCTAAAATCTTAATTACTAGGAGGGAGCTGTGGAAAAATTTGTGGAGTTTGAA